TTATGCGCCGAACCCTTGGGACTGGCGCGCGACGTCGAGCGCCTTGCGGAGGGAGACGACTTCCTCGCGGAGACTATGGACTTCCGCGCTCAGGTCATCGATGCGCTTTTCGTAAGCGTTGATCAGCGTGCGCAGCCGTGCGTCGACGGCTGCCTGCAGCGCCGGCGAGCGATTGATCAGCGCCAGAATGAAACCGGCCGCCGCCGTCAAGGCGCTGGCGCTTAATGTCACAATCCAATTTGGCAATTCCGGACCGCCCTGGCTCACATCAGCCGCCATCGTTCGATTCCTTCCGGCGGAACATCGCCCGCTCTTGCAGAACCGCCGGGACGAGGATGCCCCGGCGTGAGTGTCATTCGTTCGAGAACGGGCCGGAAAGGGGGGCCCACGGCTCGCCGGACCGCGGCAGATTCGGCGGCGGCAACTGCGCCGGCGCGGGCACATGGAGTTCGACCGCCTTGACGCGCCCATCCTCGAAATATTCGAGCCGCCGGATGCGCGGGCATGTCGTCTGGTGGACCTTGCCGCAATGCGGGCAATGTTCGAGTGCGAGCGGGTTCATTGGCCTTCGTCCTCGATCAGGACGCCGACCGATTTCAGCTTGTCGCGGCAATCGCGGCCCGCGCGCTTGAGCGCCACGATATGGCGGGCCACCTCGCGCACGGTGGCGACTTTAGCGCCGTCCGGTTCCGGCAGGCAATGCAGCAGGCTTTGCGGAACCACGTCGCGCAAATGCTGGTGCAGCACGATCGGAGGCGGCGCGACAACAGCGGGCGAACTGGCGCAGCCGGTCAGGGCAAGCGCGGCGATCAGGAACAAGGCGCGCATGTCACTGGCTCCGGACGGCGTCGAGAAGGATCTGCGGCGCCGGGGCGTCGGCGCCGTGATCGTCTTTCGGCGCGGCGGCGATCCGGGCTTCGGCCTCGGACAGGCTGGCGTCGCTGGCGGCCTTGGCCTGCGCCAGCGCGTCGAGCTGGGCGCGCAGGTTCCTGGCGTTGGCCTCGGCCTCGGCCTTGGCTTTCGCTTCGGCGCCAATCACGGCCTTTTGCGTTTCGTCATTGATCGCGGCTATTTGCCGATCGTACTTCGCTTGCCATTCATCATCACTTCGATGATAGCCCTCGGCATAGATTTGGCTCGCGACGGCGGCGCAGAGGCAGGCCGCGACGGCGTAATGCTTGAGTGGCGACGGCACATAGACCAGAGCCGCGACAGCCGCCGCCACAGCGAGGACAGAAACGAGCGTACCCGCATGGCCGATCACGTCGAAAAGAGAGAGCATGTTCATTCGTCTCCGATTGATTCACTCCGCTCAAGCGGAACGGTTTGCCCCGCGAGCGAATGCGTGCAGTCGCTGAGAAACTGGATTTTCCCGTCCGTGACGAAGGAGTGGCAGACCGAGCACACGAAATCGGGCGGTTCTTCAGGGTGCTTGGCGTTGAAAGTGCACCAGCACTCCGGCACGTTGTGCTCCGGCAGGTAGTGCCCGGAGCGCACCAGAATCGACGGCGCAAAAGTCGGAGCGTCGTAACTGCCGTTCCAGTCCCAAGAAGGCGACGGCGCGGGCCGGACGCGGACGTGGTGCATTTCCTTGCACCCCGGACACCAAAACCCGAGCCGATTGCCTTCGATAATTCTGAGGACGCCCTTTGCGGACATGGCTATTCCTTCAGGCAAAGGCGGCGCTCGGCCTCGCGGCGCCGGGTCAATCCGGGGAAGACGACGCCGGCGGCGCGGTTGTATTTTCTGAAATCGTCGCAAGCTCTTGCATCGCGTCCAGCATTAAGGTCGGCCACGATCGAGGATCGGCACACGCCTCCCACGCCGATATTGTGAGCCAGAGAAAGCACAGCCACATAGCGAGCGTCTCCCATTGGCGCGGTGACGCACCTGTCGATTCCATCTGCCTCACGGTCGAGATCGGCGAGCAGGAGCGCCTTGCATTCGGCAAGGCTCCTGCGCGTTTCCGGCGTCACGTCGCGGCCCGTGTGGCCATAGCAAACCGTCCACGGTTTTCCGCGCGTCGCCGGGTCGGGATAGGCGCTCTGGCGCAGTCCCTCGGCCCCGCCAATGACGGAAACGGCCAGTGCGGCGACGCTCGCCTTTTTCAGGTGCTTGTTCATTCCTCGGCCCCGGGCTGCTTGGTCAGCCGCGCCCCGACAAGCGCCGCCGACATGACGATTGAAAACCCGGCGAAGACAGCGGCCGGGAGCATGTCCTGAAACACCGGCCATGCGGCATAGAGGCCGGAAACGGCGCCCCAGAGCAGCGCGACGCGGATCGACCACAGCCGCTTGATTTCAGAGCGCCAGCCGGCCACGAACCGCCGGTCGGCGGCGGCGATCAGTTTTGCGAGCATTTGGGAAACCCTATCGTTTCAGGGCAGGAAGATCGCCCAGATGGTCCACGCGGCGAAAATGCAGGCGATGAGAACAGTGCCGAACGGAGGGTCGATCATCATGCGTCTTTCTCGCTGGCCGGGGCGCAGGCCTGCTTCTTCAAAACCCAGCCGGGATTTTGCGTCAGCCATTGCGAGGCCGCTTGCCATCCGCTCATCATGCAGGCGATTTCATTGTCAGCCTCGAACGGCTTGCGAAACCGCGCGCAATGGCCAGAATCATCGGCCCGGCAAGCGTCGATCACGACAGCCCAATGCGGCGGGTCGACATATTCCGAAGCCCATGCCGAGGGCGCGCAAAGGAGCAATGCGGCGAGAATGGCGCGCATGGGGAACCTCAGATTTTCAGGAGATCGAGAGTCTTAAGGATCGGGAACGGCGATAACCGTGAACTTCCCGGTCATGGCGTGATAGCGGCCGCCATTGGCCTCATTGACGCGCAGACAATGGAAATAATTTCCAGCCGTGAGGTCGGACGTATCGGCCTCGGCCAGCGCGACCCAGGCCCACCATAAGCCGTCCGTGTCCTGCTGGAACGTCACGCCGCCATTGCTGGCGGTGTCCTTGGTGAGCAGAATATCGGAGCCGGTCGAATTGGCGGCTTTCGACAGGATCCAGGTCGCCGTGGCGCCGGTCGGGTCGAACGCGGGCGGCGCATCGACGTTCAGCGGGACCGGGATCGACGGCGTATCGCCGGCCGGGATCGAGACGTTCTGATTGACGATCATAGCGCGCGTCCTTGTAAATGCGGCAGAAGGCCGTCAAGTTCGATCTGGCGCGTGATCGAGCCGCCGACTGCGGTCTGCCGCGTGATCGAACCGCCGACTGCGGTCTGCCGCGTGATCGAACCATCCAGCGGGATGACGCGGACAAACCGCAGGAATTGGAACGCGCCGGTCTGCGTGACATCGCCGAGCGTCTGCACGCCCACCGCGCCGAGGATGATTGTCGCCGCGCCTTGCGAGACCACGCCGTCAAGCGAGACGCTGCCCGATGCGTTGGCGATGATGGTTGCTGTGGCGCTTTGCGAGACGCCGGCGAGGGTTTCCGTTCCCTGCGCGCTGTCGGGCGCCGTTGCGGCGCCGGTCTGAGACACCGCGTCGAGAACGATGGAACCCGCCGCGCTGACCCTGACGACGGCCGCGCCCGCCTGCGAAACATCCGCGAGCGTTTGCGCCGCAGATGCGGATATAGGCGTTGCGGAAACCGTCGACGCGCCGCTTTGCGTGATCGCGTCAAGCGATTGCGCCCCCGCCGCCGCGACGACCACGCCAGACGCGCCAGATTGCGTCATGGGCGCGAGGGATTGCGCTCCCGCCGCGGCGATCGCGACCGCTGCGGCCCCCGCGCTGGCGACATTGCCGAGCGTCTGCGCGCCGGCGGCCTGAACAAATACCGAGGCGGCGGCGCTTTGCGTGACCGAACCGAGCGTTTGCGATGCCGACGCATTGTCGGGAAGCGTCGCGGCCGCGCTTTGCGTGATGGCGTCGAGCGTTTGCGACGCGGTCGCGTTGATGGCGCTGGCGCCATTGGACTGCACGCCGACGCCGGCAATCACATAGGCGCCGCTGCCGCCCGTCACGATCGCTGGGGTTAACCCGGCCCGCGATGAGGGGAGAACGAAAGTCGCCATGTCAGCTTATCGTGATGACGGGATTGACATAGACCGTGGCGCTGGCCTTGCCGAGCATGACCCGCCCGCGCACGCGCCCCGCGCGCTGCGGCGTGAAAGTGACTTGCAGCTTTTGGTAAACCGGCGTGGACGGCGAACTATCCCAACTCGCGGTCGAGGTCGTTACGGCGGCGTTGGCGGTCAACAGCGTCGCCGGCAGGCTGTTGGCGAAACTGGCGATCGGATTGCCCGACGTTCCCATATATTCGAGGTCGAGCCAGATATCGTCATTGTTGAGCGATGCGCTGGAGACGATTTCCACTGTCGCGGTCTTGCTCGATCCGGTCGCGGTATTTTCTACGTCGAACCAGAACGAATCCAGCGGGACGACATATTTGTCGAGCTTCGATGAATTCGTCACCATTTTGAGCGAGAAGCCGCCGACATCATCGGCCGCGCCGCTGGTCAGGACAATGGTGCGCTCCGTTGAGACAGCGCCGGCCGCCGTCATGCGATCATTGCGAACGTTCGACCCATCCCAGCAATTGACGAGTTCTACGACGCTGGCCTGCCCGCCGCTGGTCCCGGCATAGAGTGTCGCGCTGCTGGAAAATTTGCAGCTATTGAGAAGGATTTTTGAATAGCAGGCACTCGTTGTGGTCGCGAAGATATTGCCGGTGAAGCTGCTGAAATCGACGCCGCAACAGGTGACAAGACCGGCCCCTGACGCGCCAGGAATAAAAAGTGTGGTTGGCGCGGTCCCCGCAATCGGTGACGATGTGTTAATCCATTTGAAATCCATCGAATATGAAAACGAGATAGACTGGCCGGCATTTGCAAACGATACAGGCGTGTTGTCAAGTGTCACATCTGATGGATTGCCGCATGTTATCTTTAACGCCGACCCTGCATTCGTGATGCTAAGTAAGCAATTCTTGAGATACAACGCATTAAGTTTGGCAGTATTGAAATTGATATTACTTGCAGAACTCTGAACAAAGCTTACGCCATCATAGCGCATAGGCCCCACGCCATCGAAGGTTAGCGCCCCGGACGAAACTGTGATTGAGGCCCCGGATGTAATATCGGCCGCAACCGGGGGCACTGAACCCGCGCGGCTGACGCTCACGACAAGCGTCGCCGCAGTTCCCCATGTACCGGAGATGTTGGGACCAAGGGAGACGGCGGCGGCAGTAGACTCATTATGATCGCTGGAAAGAAACACCTTGTCGCCGAGCGCCGCGAAGCTTGACGTGTTATCGTTGAAGACGGTCTTTAGATCGCCCGCCGCGCCGGCCCAGCCATAAGTATCGCCATTGATCGCGGTAAAGACGGCGCCGCCTGATGTCGTCGTCCCGCCAAAGACAAGCCCCCATGTCGGCTCAGAGCCGCCCGACGTGCCTGCCGTGGTGCAGCGATAGGCGATCTTCTTGGCGGCGGCCGCCGCCGTCGGGCGCACGATCTGCCCGACCGTATAGGCGGTCGTCGCCGCCCATGCCGAGATCGCGGCATAGGCGACGGAAGAGACGTACCAGTTTGCCACGGCGCGCTACCTTCTGACTCGAGAATTTCCGGGAGAGATCAGGCGTTGCCGGCGGTCTGGGTCTTGGAGGTCACATTGACCGTCTGGCTGGAGGCGACAGAGGTGTTATCGACCGTCATGTCGCCGCCGCCGCCCGTCGCGGTGATCGCGCCCTGTTCATGGCAGGTCGTTCCAGCGGCATCATAGATGCGGTAGTGGCCGATCGTGCCGCCGGCGGTCGCCGTGACCGACAGCGGGAGGTTGTTCAGCGCCTTGGCGCCGCTCGACGCCGCCGCCGCCCAATCCGAGGCGAGCGTCCATTCGACCAGCAGCGTGCCGGATTCGGACGCCGCGCAATTGGCCGGCGCCGAGCCGGTGTAGAAGCGCAGTTTCGGCGCCGTGCCGATGGCGGTTTCGATGGCGTCAAGCTGGGCGTTGCGGACAGCCGCGGAGAACTGAACTGTCATGTTCATTGATCCTTTTGGGGAGATGTTGGGAAAAGCGAAAGGGTTACAGCGGCCCGGTGCGGGCGGTTTCGGTGAAGGTCGTTCCGTCGCCTTCGAACGTGACTGTCCAGACTTTGGCGGTCGTCGTTCCGGTCGCGATCACGCCGGACGATTTGAAATTCGTTCCGAAGGTGACGTTGTAGGAGGCCGTCCCGCTCGTCGTGACAATGAACGTCAGCCGCTTGGCGGGCGTCGTGGAGGCATTGACGGTCATGTCTCCCGTTGGCGTCACGGTGGCAATGTCGCGCGTCGTCGGATCAAGCGAAACGGTCCCTGTCGCCGCCGAAAGCGCCGAGGAAACCCGCGCGGGAATGGCGGTCAGAAAGCCGCCGGTGGCGTTGGCGGCGAGCGCCAGCGCCGTGGCGACGCCGGAGCCGAGGCCCGAAATAATACCAAGCGCGATCGACCCCCAGCCCGTGGCGAAATCGGTCCCGCTGGTTTTGATCAGCGCCTGCCCGGTCGTCCCGCCCGTTGGCAGCGCGTTCGACGGCGCGGAGAGCAGAAGTTGGTAATAATTATGCCCCGATCCGTCATTGGCGGCGGGATCGAAGCTCGACGCCGAAGTATGGGCGAGCAGGACCGCATAGAGCGAGCCGTTTTGCTGAAAGGTGTCGTTGACGACATAAGATGTCGCGACCGCCCAGGTTCCGCGAAAAGTGTAAGACCCCACCGGCAGCGTGAAGGTCGCAATGGTGCTGTCCGACAAGGTGATCTGGATCGTCGCCGGCGTCGGCTGGGTGATCGAGGCGATTCCAACGCCGGGAGACGCCGCCAGCAGGCCATTGACGGCGGTCTCGATCGCGGACCAGTTGGCGTCGCCTTCGGCCCATGTCAAAGCGCGCCCGACGCCGGTGCGCGTCGTGAGTAAAAGCGTCATGTCCGCCCGTCTTTCTTGAGGTCAGGTCCCGAGTTCAGGATCCGGCTTGAACGATTTGACCGTTCCGGTTCTGCTGAAATGCGTCGTGCGGGAGCCGAGGCTTTTGCCCGAAATCCAGTTGCCGGAAGACTGGCACAGCGCCACATCCGGCAGTTTCCCGAGCAGGGTTACAGGCGATGACGACGGATCGGCGGAAACCGTCCCGTCCGAGGCGCGCGAATATTTCGGCGGAACCGGCTTGCCATCGGCTCCGATGAAAGCGCGGCGATTGGCCGGAACCGACGTGTCCAGCGTGACGCCGGTAAACATCTGGAATTCGGCCATCTCGACCTTTAAGATATTCACCACAAAATCGGCCGAGGCTGGAAATCCTATCGGGCCGCTCAGCGACGGAATCGCCGTCGAGCCGACCGTATAACTGGCGGGGCCGACATAGAGATTACGAGATGCATCTAGTTCGTAAGGGTGACTGATGACGTCAAGGGCGACATCCGGCAAAATCATATTCGGGTCGCCGCCATAGAACCCGGAGAGGCTATGCCCGTCATAATTCACGTCATCGACAGCCGCCCATGCCTTGCTGAAAGTACTGACGCCGGCCGGCAAAGGGTCGCTCACGCCATTCGTCGAACATCCGGGGCTAAGATCGAATGACAGCAGGACATGATGCCAGACCCCAGCGGCGATAGGCGCATCGATCGGGAGTTTGTAGGACGTCGGCTGATTTGCGCGGGCAATGGAATTATCAACCTGCGTCAGGACGACCTGACCGTTTCCGATGCCGCCCGCCAGGATGTACCCGCTTCCGGGCGTCAGATATTGATCACCATCAGCCAGATCCTGCACCGCAGACGCCAGATCATATGCATAGCCGGTGACGGTCGGGGATACCCCGCTTTGCAAGTTGATCGTCAGTTGTGCGATATTATTCGACCCATCATTAGAGCAATGCAGCCCGATATAGGACGGATCGACTGCCGTCGTTCCGGTTTCCACAATCGTGGGGACGCCGTAATAGGATATGCCGGCGATAACCGCCAGCAACGCGCCCCCGCCATAATTGGTCTGTGCCTGCGGCCGGCCGAATGTGACCAGCGGAATGACCCGCGTCAGCGCATCCTCGGCGGTCGCCATACAAGCGTCAATCGACGCCTGCGGCACGCGGAACCACAGCGAAATGACCGCCTTGTCAAAATCGGCGACGGGCGCGCTCGGATCAGCAATAAATCCCATCAGGCCGCCCCGTCATAAAACACCACGGCCAGACCACTCCAGGACACATCCACGATATTTTGAAAGGGATCGAGCCGCCACGGCGGGTTGATCGTCGTGCCGTCCCAATCCGTGGTCGGGTCGGCCAGATCGGTTGGCGCCGGGTCGCCGGCGTCGGCGTCCTTGTTGTCGAGCGAAAATTCGGTTTCCCAATATTGCTCGTCGGCGCCGCCGGCGATGGTGAAGGCGTCGGTGCGCCGGATCAGCAACCACGCCGAGCCGTCCTTGGAATGGATTTTAACATCGTGGGTTTCGCGGTTGTCGCCGCCGCTCGGGACATAATCGACGGCGAAACGATCCTCGCTCGCGTTGTCGAGCGTGGTCCACGTTTCTTGATGCTGCTCGGTCGGATCAATGACCTTATATTGGTCGACCCGCTCGACATCGACCGTCGAGCCGCTGATTGAACTGCGGTCATCCCCCATCAGCGGGACGGCGTGCGCCGGATCGCCGCTATCCGATCCAATTACTGTAACAGCGTGAACCTGCCGAGAGCTGTCTTCCGAATTGTCAAACGCCCAGGTGAATTGCTGATATTGCCGCGACGGGTCGATGAACGAGATTTCGTCGATGACTTCGACAATGACATCGGCGTCAGACGGCGCGCCGTCGCCATCCGGGTTTTTGATCCGCCGCGTCGAGGTCTTGCGGTTGACTTCATCCGCCACGGATCAGCCCCCGCTCTGCTTCTCTTTCGGGCGCCGGATGGTGTAGCTGGAGAGGTTGGAGGAATAGCTGGCCTGCATGACCTTCGGCGGCCAGCCGTCCTTGCCGAGTTGCAGATGAACCGGCGCGTTGCTATCGGAGAAGCCGGTGTCGACCGCGGTTTTCCCGGGCGAGACGTCGGCGGTCTGGAATGGGCGGACGATGGTTTCCAAAGGCATGGCTCAGCCCAGATTGATCTGTTGCGGGATTTGCAGCGGCGTCGTCGCGATTTCATAGACAGTCGTGAAACTCGACCCGGTCAGGTTCTTAAGCTGGAGATCGAGATAAACATCCTGCCGCGCCGCCAGAGCCGCGAGCATTTGTTGCGAGACATAGGGCGAGTTTGCGGCGGTGTCGGTGACGCTTGACGCATGGGTGAATTGGCTACTAGCCGCAGTTTCCTTGGAAATGATCGTTTGCCACGCGGCGGCGAGTTGCGCTTCCTGGTCGTCGGGATTGCCCATGATCTGGTTGGAGATCACGACCTGTTCCGCCGTGAGCGGGAACGTCAGGCCGTCGTCGTTCGGGTTGTCCGCCGGCGGCGCATAGCCGAGATCCGACCCGACCAGAATGCTGGCGCCGACGTCCTCGAAATAGCCCGTATCGAAATAGCCCGGCGCGAAATAAGTGTCGGTCGGATCGACGGCCAGCGCCGTTCCCCCCGTTCCGACCGCGCAGCCGATCGTGACCTTCGTCAGCGCGTCGCCGCTATCGCCATCGCAGGACAGCGCATAGGAGATGATCTTGCCCGACGCCGAACCGTGGGGCAGGCGCGGGTCTTCGATCACCGCGCTTTTGCGGCAGGACAGCGCAACCCCGGAGGCGAACGGCGCGACGAAGGAAATCTCGGCGCAGCGCGCTTTCTTGCGCAGATGCGCGCGAGCTTTCATCAGGCCATATTCGAGGCTTTGCCGGCCCCTGTCCGTGGTGAAATAGCTGCGCGTCGTGACGTTGCCGACCTGGCCGCCGGCCGGAATAGAGATCGACGGCGGATTGCTGCCGAGCGAATACCAGTGCACAGAGCCGTCAACGACGACATTGCCGGGCGTCGCCGACCACGGCGGCGGCACGGGCGGAACCGATGTTGAAGTCGTGCCGGCCTGAATGCAGAGGTGGAACGTGCCGGCCGGGAGGTTCGGCCCGAGCGAGATCCATTGCGCCGTTCCGTCCGTCGTGGTGACGCCCCAGACCGGCGAGAAGGCCGGCGTTCCCGACAAGCGGGAATTATAGAGCGGGACGGTTTTTCCGGCGACAATGCACATCTGATAGCTGGAGCCGTCGTCGGCGCGGATGATGGTCCCGACCGAAACCGACGCCCCGATCGACATGGTCGGGTAAAACGGATGCGTGAGCGCCGAATAATAGATCCAGACCGGCGTTGACGGCGCGATGATGGTTCCAAGGCTCGCCGCCGTCGCGCCCTGCCAATCGCCGATCGCCGGCAGGCTGGCGCCCATGCAGGCCCAGGTCACGCCGCCGTCCGTCGTCGTGTCCCCCACGATGTCGGAAAACGCCGGCTCCGTCGCGCCGCAGGTTCCGGCGACGATGCAGATGTAAAAACTCGATTGCGCCGGCAGGGTCGGGTTGTTCGGGAAGCACACTTGCCCAACGGCCACCGCCTGCCCGGCGAGCGCCGTCCAGTTGGTTGGCGTGATCAGCGGATCGGACAGCGTCACGGTGTTGAGCTGGATCACCTCCGAATCCTGCTGCACGGTCGGGTCGGTGAGGACCGGCTGCAGATCGCTCGTCAGGGTGAAGCCGATGCGTTCGGATCGCTTGCGGTTGGCCTGATATTGCAGCCCCATGAACCCGGAAATATTATATTTCGGCGTGATGTTCCATTCGACCTGGAGGGACGAATGACCGACGCCGGAGGTCGCGACGCGCTTGGTTTCCTGCGACCACGGCGGCGGGGCCAGCAAACCGACGAAGGATGGCCGCGAATAGCTCTGCGAGAGCGACATGGTGTCGCCCTCGACATGCTTGGTCGCCTCGTTGCGCCAATTGGTCGCGGAGGAAATCGAGGTCGAGCCGATCACGCCCGAGGTGTCGTAAACCCCGGAATCGCGCACGAACCAGCCGCCGCCGAGCGACGCGCCGGGCTTCGGCCAGTCGGAAATCAGCTTCTCGCCGGTAAAGGTCGGAATGACCCACGGCGCCAGATCGATCGAGCCGCCCGAAACGATCTGCGCCCATTTGGCGCTCATCTCGACGCGGATCGCGGTGAAGGGCGGTTCGCCAATGCGCAATTGCAGATCATCATAGAACGCCGTCGCGCCGTCGAAGGTCACGGCGCCATCCTCGCCGATCAGGATATCCGAAACGGTCCACGCCAGGGAGATGCGGTCGATGTGATACATCGCCGACCACGCTTCAAGGATCGCGTCGGGGTCGTCGCGATGGGCGTCATCGAGAAACACCGGATCGTAATTAGGCGCGGTTTTCAGCGTCTCGGCCAGCGCCTGCTTGCGCGAGATATAATCCGGCGCCCGCGCGATGAACTGGACCTTGATCACTTGCGCGAACAGGTCGCTCGGCACGCCGACGAGGCGCCCGAAAAATAGCGGCACGACGCTTTCGCCGTTCCACCACGAAAACCACATCCATTGCTTGCGCCCGCCAGATAGAAGGCCCACTTCCGGGTTCTTGATCTCAAATTCCACGACCGGGATTTGCCCTTCGTCGTGCTTCACGCCGAACGAGAAAATCGTCTCGTCTTCGGAATAGCAATCCGAGGAAAAACCAATTGTGGCATCCGCGACATAGTGGAAATAAAACGGGCCGCCCGAGCCGGGACCGGGGCCGCTCATTCAGATTTCCTCCAGTTGCAATTCCCAATCGACATCGGCGGAATATTCGCCCATGCCGGTGGAAAGGCCGATCACGCGCATGGTCAATTGCGGGCGGTAGAAGGTGAACGCCCCCTCGGTATAGGACGAGCCGGACACGACGGGACGCGCCGGCGAGCCGCCCGAGGTCAGATAGGATAGTTCCGCCACGCAAGACACCGTGACCGTTTGTCCCGGCCAGACGCCGTCGATCGCCGGCGCCCTCTGGTCCTTGCATTGGATCGTTGATGCGTATTTCCTGAATTGCGCCAGAGACAGATCAACCAGAGCGCCGTTGATGGTGCGGCGCTCCTGCTTGGCCTGCTGGATCGGCGTCAGCTTTTGCGTCAAGCCCCTCGCGGAATAGAGAGGGACGCCCATGCCGTCGAGAATGAGCAGCGTGGTTGCGCCGGGGGGAAGGGTTGCCATCGATCAGCGGTCCCAACTCGGCTTGCGTTTGGTGGCGGAGGCCATCTGCGAGGCGGCGGAATGGCGCTGGAGATCGCGCACGGTATCCGGCGCGGCGAAGACTTCGAAGGATTGTCCGCCGATGGCGAGCGGGAAACTGATCACGTCGCCGCGCTGCTGGCCGCCGACCGATCCACCTGAGGCGAAGGCCGGAATGGAGGCCAGAGCCGGCATTCCGATCATGCCGCCCATCGCGAAGCCGGGCATCTTCCCGTTGTTCAGAGCATGGAAAAAATCAGCCCCTAACGCGCCGACCGCTTTGGCGTTCATGACGAATTCACCATTCGACAGACGGGCAAGGATGCTATCGGAGGTGCCAGAGCCAGGACCGGAAATAAGTCCGCCTGTGGCGAATTTGCCGGCCGCCCCAATGCGGGAACCGAGATCGCCGGCGACGTCTGAAACCTTCGAGCCGATCTGTTGCAGATCGGACCAAGCTTTTTTCAGCGTCCCGATAATATCCGGGTTGCCGTCATATCCCTTGATGACGTCGCCGCCCCAGCGCGAGCCGTTGTCGGTGGTGGGGCCATAAATGGAATCGTCCCAGCCCATGCCGTCGCTTCGGGTTCCGACTTGGCCGCCGCTGGCGAAGCCGGGCATCTTCCCGTTGTTCAGAGCATGGAAAAAATCAGCCCCTAACGCGCCGACCGCTTTGGCGTTCATGACGAATTCACCATTCGACAGACGGGCGAGGATGCTATCGGAGGTGCCAGAGCCGGGGCCTTTGATAAAGCCGCCGGTGGCGTGCGCGCCGATTTCTGTGCTTGGACCGCTGGAGGCGGGGGCGCCGCGCGAGGCGCTGCCAGACGAGTCCGTCGGGCTGTCCCCGGTAAAGAACGATCTGATCGAAGCGCCTGCGCTCTTGATCTTGTCGACCAGCGCGTCCCATTTGGTTTCGATAAAGGTCACGGCGTCGAAAAACGCGGTTTTAACGCCATCCCATGCCGTGGTCGCGCCATCCTTGATCGAAGCCCATTTGGAATCGAGCCAGGCGAAAAACGCTTCCGGCGCGGCCTTGATCGCGGCCCATGCAGCGGTCGCCGCGTCTTTTATCGTGGCCCAGGCCGCAAGCAAGTTCGCAGGGCTGAACGCGGACCCGTCCATGACCGAAGCCAGGGCTTTCCTTGCCATGTCTGCGAAAATGCCAATTCCGGCGGATACGGCAGCGAGCGCGGCCTGCGCCGTGCTTTTCAGAGAATCCCAAAGTTCCGGCCCGACAAACTGCCGCAACGCTTCAATCAATTTGGTGGAAAGCGCATCCGTCAACTGCTGAAATTTGCCGAGGATCGCATCAATTGCCCCAGCAGCGCCCTTGATCGCGACGGCGACAAGCGTGAAGGTCGCGACGAACGGCGTCATGACCGTTCCAATTGCCTGAATCCAGCCCGGAATAGGGATCAGCGACTGCGCGAACTTGGCGACAATGATCGTCGCCAGTAATGTCGCGCCCGTGAAATTGGTCCCGAACATTTTATTGACGACATTGGCGACTTGGTCAGCGACACCGATCACGATATTGAATGCCGCCACGGCTGCTTTAGCGCCAGCGACGACCGCATCCCATGCCTTGCTCGCGACAGCCTCGATGAATTCCCAGGGTCGCGTCAGGCTCGGGAAGACTGATAGCGTAGCCGCCTTGATCGCATCATAGGCCGATGTAGCCCAATTCTTGATGGTGTCCCACGCAGCAGCCGCGGACGCCTTGACGCTCTCCCACACATCCGACCAGTCAATGTTCTGGATGTAATTCTTGATTTCATAGAATTTTTCAACGAAGACGCGTTGCAGATATTCAAGAAACTCAACGGTGGCGTTTTTCCAGCCCTGGAACGTGTTGAGGTCATGATAGAGAAAGATGTTTTGCAGCCTGTTCCGCGCAGACGTCGCCATTTCTCCAATTGAACTTGTGACGGAGACAGCCGTCGACGCGACTTGTTCGCCAAAAGCAAGCGCGGCGAAACCAGCGGCGGCGAAAGCCCCCACGGCCAGCGGCGTGATCAGGCTGAACGCGGCGCCAATGGATGCAATGGCGTCCTTCAGGATAGCGAACCAAGTCGAGCCTTCCCGACCGATCTTGCTGACGGCGTCAGACGCGCCAGAGGCGGAGCCTGCAATATCCTTGAGGCCGCCGCTGACATCCTTCTGATCTGATATGACCGAATTCGCAGATGAAATAAAAGGCTGAAAGACGCGGCCGAGAGCCGACCCGGCGTTGACGATGCCGTCCGCCACGCCCTTGAACGCTTCGAGAAGGCCGGCAAACACCGATTGCAGCGAGTCCGTTGCGCCATCGGCTGCTGCTTCGGTCTTCTCAAACGCCTTTTCGCCAGCGTCCCCCACCTTATCGAGTTGATCGACAACCTCGTCGGCGCCCTCAAGGGCGATGGTTTGCGTGAAAGAACTACCCGACATCACGACTCCCCGGAATATTTAGGAAGCGAGACGACATCGCTTGATCTGATTTGCGGCGTACTTCTGTAGCCAATTTGCGGAGAGCTGGGCCCCGAAGACGATGGGAAAAATGACGAAAAGCTTGCATTTTCCAGCGCGTATTTCGTGTAAAATCCCGGGATTTTCTGCTCCGCTTCCTGGCAGATTTCGAGGATGTGCAGGCGCTTTGTAATCGTGGCGCTGTCGAGGCCGATAAACAGCGGAATCTTGGCGCCAGTCTTATTGCGGAGGTCGGATGTTGTCAGCCGCTTGGAGCGCGACGGTTGCGCACTGAGCGCCGATTCCGCAGGGGCGCCCCCGGCATAACCGTAGAGCATCGGATACTTGCCGCCCTTGACATAAAACAGCGGCCCTATTTCTTGTTCGTACAGCTTCGCCGTCATCTTCCGCGCGCCGATGAATTTCGGCGTCCCTGGGAGCGGAATCCACAGCAGGGGTGATCCTTGCGAAAAGGCGCCATACTGGAACACGATCGCGAAGGGGATAAGCAGCCGCGCCGTGACAGAATTGCGCGTTGTCGTGACTTCCAGTGCGTCGGAGAAGTCCCGCGAAAATCCGGCCTTGGCGACGTCCGCCGCGCCCTTGGACCGGATCAAATCCGCTGCGTCATTGATCGCGGCTGCGGCGGCGTTGGAAACCAATGTTCCCAAACCTTCGATATTGATAATCGGGCCGCGATCATTCTTTTCGAAGCGAAATTCCATCGATCAAACGCCCCGCGTCAATTCGCGCATCCGCGATTCCAGATCAGAACTGTCGCCGCGCGCCGCCAGCGTATGCAAAGACAGCAACTCGACATGTTCGATCTTGCGGCGGCGCCGCGCGAAGTCCAGAAAACCAGCAACTTCACGCGGCGTATAATCCCAAACATCACACGGGCTATGCCCCATCGAAATAAGCGTTTCGATGGCGAAGGCGAGTTCATAGCCTGGCTCTTTGAACTTAGGCCGGTATTCTAAAGGCCTAGGCTTCCGGTCAGCGCCTTGACCTTTTCGGCCAAAGGGCCGACGCCTCGCGGCACTGTCGCACGGATGATTTCCGACAGAAGATCGATCTGCGCCCCGACCGGAAGATCGGCCGCCGCCGCCTCCTGATCGGCATCGCCGAGATAGCCGCAGCCGGCGCAGATAACGGCCGAAACAGCAGCCGGGGCGAGCGCCATCAGTGTTTCAGCGGTCAGAGCCTCGCCGGTCATCGCGCCCTGAATTTCAGGGAAACGCGCGAGCAGGGAAGCGACTCCGCGCACGGAAACGCCCTTGACCGGAACGGCGGTTCCCAGCACATCGACCGAAGCCGCCGCCGCGACGATGTCGAGAAGGCCGGCCATCAGGCGATTTCCGTCACGGAACCGAACTTGCCGTTCGGATCGATCAGCGTATCGCCGGTGAGTTCCATTTCGGCAAACTTGGTGTCGATGATCGAGAAGCCCTTATCGGGAATGATCATGACGTTGTTGAACTGCCAGGTGAACCGCTTGCCGATGGTGTTGGTCTGGACAAGTTGAACCTGTCCGATCCAGCCATGCACCGACAGGATATCGGTCACGGACGACCCAGGCGTTCCGGTATTGGTGCCAAGAGTGGCGATCGAGAGATTGTAGATGCTGATCTCATCCGCGACGAAGGTCAGTTTGCCGCCGACCTGCGTCACGACGAGGGCGTCTTGCGTCAGCGCGAACGATCGCGAGGTAAAATGCTGGAGGGTTTTGATATCGGGCTTGAATTCGAATTTCGGGCAGTTGCCGATATCGGCCCACGGGACGAGAGCAACGACGGCGGTGCCATCGGTGCCGGAAGTCGTGGGCGCGGTCGATCCGGTCGTCCCCGCCGTGGTGACGTTGAACACGGCGCCGGCGGCGGTGATCAAGGTCTGGTTGAGCAGGACGGGCGTCGTCGCCGTCCAAAGGAGCGGCGTCGAGGCGAACGGCTTCACGGACACGATGCCCTTGCCGATCATATAATTTGAGGGAGAAGCGGCCATGGAAGTGGCTCCATCTGGGGGAATGGCGCGCTGTCACAGCGGGCCGGTTCGGCTTGCCAAAGGCCGGATAGGCAACGAAAGAAGCCGCCTCTGCGGGCGACCGTTTCGATCTAGAATTCGCTTGGAAGCAGCGGATAAAGGAAGGTCAGGGAAACGCCCATTTCGCCTTCGACGCCGGACGCCATCGTGAGCGCCGTGGTGCAGCCCTCGTAACGCACATCGCCGTTCGGCGTGACCAGCGCGCCTAGACTCGCCGGATCAGCCGCGGCGACATCGGCGAACACGGCTTTCAATACTTCAATGCGCAGGGCGTTGAGGTCGCTCCCGACATTCTCGGGAGCGTCCGCAAGAGAAATGAAGATTTCCGGCGTCATCCGCATCGGCGTCAGACCGAGGCGCCGCCAGACGGCTTCCATCGCCTTTTCGGGATCTGGATGCTCATGCGCGTCGAGCAGGAACAGCGCCGGGCGCAGAGTCGCCGCCGCGTTCATCGGCCGATTGCGATAGACCTTCTTGAAATCCGAGATGCCGGACAGCACGGTGAAAAGCTGCGCCAGGATCGCTTCGCGCCGGTCCATCGTCAGGCTTCCATCAGAATGAACAGGTATTCGCCGTGCTTGCGCCAGTTCCAGACCGGGCGGATTTGGTCCTTCGCCATCCGCGACGACGGGTGCGGCTTGTCATGAACGGACAGGATGCGCCAGGTCTTGCCGGCGAAGGTCACATTCACATCAACCATTTTTTCCGGCGCGATATTCAGCGCGGCAAGGTCAGACCGGCGCACCGTCGCGCAAGGTTTGATCGAGTCGATCTCAAGCGATTTCTCGGTCAGGACTGTCGCCGAGGTACGATCGACCGCCTGAAGGGAGATCGCCGCGCGCGTCGCCGGATGACGGAACGTCATCGGCGACCCGGCATCGTTGTAAAGCCGCTGCATCCCCCGTGAGACGAGCATTTCGACGTCCATCGCGCGCCTCGTTAAGCCAGGACAGGGACGCGGTAATTGTCGAGAATATCCGCGACATCGGAGGTCAGATTGCCGTCGCCGGTCGGAACGATATATTCGACGCGGCCAACGCCATCGAGCATTTCGGAGCGGATCAAGGGATCGCGCTGGCGCTCGGAAAAACGCGTGTAGACCATGCGCGAAATCGCATCTTCCAGATCGAGCGGAAGCAGTTTCGCGGCGTCCGGGAACTGCGATGCGTCCTGTCCCGGCAGGACATAGCCCGCCGAATAGACCACGACGATCAAGCAACCATCCCAGGACCGCGTATCGCCAGAGTTGTCCAGCCGCAGCAGCCGACCGTTGACCGGGTCGGGGATGTAATCGGTTCCAGCCGTCAGCGCCTTTCCGTCGACCGTCACGCTCGTCACTTCGGCGATCGGCCAGCGGCTCAACTGCAAGGCCTCAAGGTCGCGGATGACCATATGCGGCCAGCCCTCGCGGCTGAGCGCGATATTGTCCTGAACGGTTTCGATCGCGAAGACGCGATTGCAGAATTGTTCCGCCGCCGCGCTGCACCGGGAAATCGACCGCCCGATAAAGGCGTCATCCGCCGTCCCGGTCACGCCCCAGTCGTCCTTGACCGTCGCGAGCAACGCCAGGTCGCGCGAGGCCGCCGCCGTCAGCACGGTTGTCACGACGGTTTTGCGCATCGGGCTTTTCCATTTTCTGCGGCGTCATGACGGCGTGTCGCGCCGGAGCGGCCTCGCGCGTCAGATAAGCGCGGGTTTTCACGCTTCGCCCTTGAGGATCGCCGCCGCGTCCGCGCGCAATTTGCGCTCCGGCGTGTTTTCGGGGGCCGGCGCGCCATGGCCGGCGAGGAAAAGCCGAACCTCGTCAACCGGAGAAGATGCGGGGTCGAATTCAGCGCGGCCCGTTTCGAACTTCGGCGCCGAGGTCCCGCCAAGGATCTCGACATGGCCTTTCGCCGCCAGCGCCTTCGCCTTTTCAACCGGCAAAGAGGAATGGTCGCCCGGCATGAACGGCGGCGCGTGGCGCAGGAATTTGACCTTGACGTGATCGCTCATTTGCAAGCCTTCAAAATATTCCGCGGAAAACCGGGGCGCAGGCGGCGCCCCGGATCAAGGAGCCAATCAGCTCGCCGCCGGGATCGACGGGAAGCCGCCAAAAACGGCCAAAGCCACGGCGTTGGCGGTGTCGGTTCCGGTCGCGGACAGGTCCGGCGTGAAATCGACGCGGATATAGCGATAGGCGCTCGACAGATTGACGCCGAAGGTCGTCTGGGTGCGGACCGTGCCGCCGCCGGCAGGGCCGGTCGAGACGACGCCGGGGGCGGTCGCGACGGCGTAATCGGCCCAATTGGTCGAGCCATCGAGCGAATGCTCGACCTTGAGCGCGGTGATCGACAGGGTCTTGGTGGCGGCGAGAACCGCTTCCGAGAGGATGCAGATTTCGGCGGACTGAGCCATGCCGAACGACGCGCGGTCGATGACGATGCCGGTGACGGCGGTGGCGTCGCCAGTCCCGCCGGCCGTGAGCGCGGTGAAAGCCGAGGCGATGCGCTCGGTGACGACCGACGCGATGTCGGTCATGATGACGCGGTTCATGTGATTTCTCCGAAATGGGAAAGGGGAACCGGCCCGGCGGCGCGCCGAGCCGAGGAATTCAGGCGGTCAGGTCAGCCGATCAGGCCCACTTGACGCCGGTGATGACGGCGGTGGCTTCGTCGTGGCGCAGATGGAAATCATGTTCCGCAATAGCGCGGATCAGGGTTTCGTCACGCTCGAAGGCGTTGCGCTGGTTGCCGCCGGCGTCGGTGTAGGAACCGTCCTGCGACATGCCGAGCGACAGCGCGAGGGCGTCGAAAATCAGCGCCTGCGACATGTCGGTCAGGTAGATTTCCGTCTGAGTGTCAATCAGATTGGTCGGAATCTGCGTGGTGGTCTTGAACGGATAGCCGCGCAGGGTCCCGTTGTTGACCATCTCTTCGCGATAGACGTAGAAGCCGTTGCTGTTCTTGAGGGTGAGCAGGAACTGCTTGATGCGCGGGGCGAAGAACCACACCGGGCGCAACATCGGGACATTGGCGTTCTCCAGCGCCAGGATGGCGGAGCCAAGTTCAGAATCCACGGTCGTCAGCGTGAACGACGCATTGGACGAAACGAGATTGCCGGCCAGCGCGATATTGCGCAGGCCGAGCGGCCAATCCGCGGTGCCGTCGCCGCGGATGAAGGCGAGGTCTTCGGTGCGCGCCAGGCCCTGCACGACATCGTTCTGCACCAGGCCATCCGTCGCCGGCGAGGCGTAGCGCAGGAAGTCGTTCGAGACGGGAACCAGCACCGTCAGCTTCTTGAAGGTCGCAACGATATTGCCGACCGTCGGCTGCTGCGTGCCGAGTTTGCCGCCTTCCGCGCCATAGGTGCCGGTGACGCCGCCGGTCTGCTTGCCCATCCGCATGGTGCCGCGCGGCATCGGGATGACGATCGGCTCGGACGAACGCACGACGGTCGCCGGGCGCAGCAGTTCGACCACCTGATTGGCGAAGTCTTCCGGGACCATGGCGCCGCCGGCCGCCGCCGTCGAGGTGTTCAGCGCCTTGGTGACGGCGTGGTTTTCGCCATAGTTCTTTTCCGCCCATTGCGCGGCGAGCATGACATTGCCCTGGGCGTGGTGCAGCGCCTTGACGAAGGAGCCGACCGGATAGAGCTTTTCCTTCGGGCTGGCCGGGACTGTCGCGCTCTGGCCTTCGACAGGCTGGGCGGCGGCGGCGGCGGCGGATTCGGCGCGCTTGATGACGGCGATTTCATCGTCCAGCGCCTTGCGCTCGCCTTCGACGGCGGTGAATTCGGCATCGATCGCCTTGAATTCGGCCTTCTGTTCGGCGGTCTTTTTCTCGATTCCGGCCAAGTCTTTCAGCTTCTCGGCGAAGGCCTTGATCTGGTCGGTCATCTGCGCGCGTTTGGCGAGCAGGTCAGTCAGCTTGACTGCCATTTTCATAACTCCATGTTTTGGGGAAAAGGCGCGTCAGGCGACGAGCCGAGCGCCTTGCCAAAGGGCTGTTCTGGCGAGCCGGCAAAGCCGGAAGGGGTCAGATGGACGCGAGAACTTCGGCGGCGCGGGCGCGGAACCGGAAATAATCGGCGTCGGCGGCTTTTTCCTCGGCATCGCCGCCATCGCTTTCGTCGTCCAGCTCGGATTTGACGGTTTCGAGTACGCCAGACAATTTATCGGAGGCGGTTTCCATCAACTCGCATGCGGCCTTGATATCGGTCTCGTTGGCCGAGGACAGCGCGCGGCCGGCCTTGAGAATGCGGCGGAAGGTCTTGATCCTGGCGACGGCGGCGGCCTTGTCGGTCGCGCCCTCTTCGCCGAGCAATTCGCTGACCTCTTCCTGCGTCATCGCGACCAGCGCGGCGCCGAGCTGGCGCAGGGCGTCATGGAGCATGGCCGGCACCGGCGAATTGTCGCCCTCATATTCGGCTTCCCATTCGGCGTTGTCTTCAAGATAGCCGAGGCTGGACAGCAGATAGGCGAGCTGCGCCACGTCATAGAGGCCTTTGACCTTCATCGGCTTGGCATCCTTGGTTTTGAGCGCGCGCGCGACGATCAGCGCGTCGGCGTTGCAGGGGATCGTGACGAAGGAAAACTCCATCAGTTCGGAGGCGACGAACTTCAGGCCGGCGCCCTTGATCGGTTCGGCCTGTGTCGGGTTGAAGCCGATCGACGCCGCGTTGACGACGCCATTCTTGATGCGCCGGTAAAGCTTGTCGGCGTCGGGATCGTCGCCTTCCGGCGGGAACTGCACCAGGGCCTCGACGTCGCCGCCTTTGACGGCGATTTCCAGACAGCGCGCGGACGGGCAATTCGGATCGTGCTGCCAGAGCACCACGGGATTCGACTTGTAGGCCGTTAGATCGATCCCGCCTGGGACGACGATATCGCCGGCCCGATCCATGCCCGCCGTCGAGATGACGACGCGCACCTGGCGCTCCCCAAGCCCTTCGGATTTTGTTGCGAAAGGGAAGAATTTGCGCTGGATCGTCATTGTCAAATATCCTCTTCGCCGGAGCGCGGGCGCCCGCCGCCATCCGCAGGACTGCCAGAAGCCTGGCTTCCGCTCGCGGCGAGATTGGTCGGCGACAGCAGGCGATCGCCGTCCGGCTGCATCGGCAAGTTCGGATCGTAAAGAGCGATGGCCTGGTTCTGCGTCAGCACGCCGCCGGCGACGCCTTGCCGCGCGATCAACATGCGCGCGGTCGGCGCGGCGCGGAACAGATCGGACAGGTCGAAGTCCACTTCGAGGCCTTCCAGATCCAGCCCGAAATGAAATTCCAGCCGGCGCTCCCAGCGCGTGAATTTCGGCGACAGCGTGTTGTTGGTGTAATCGGCGTCCTGCGCTTCAATATTGTTGTTGGTCGAACGGTCCGTTTTCGCGACCTTGTGCGGCGGGACGCGGAAAAACCGGCAGATGTCTTCGACCTGAAAGCCGCGGCTGGCGAGAAATTCCAGATCGACCGAGGTCAATGAGAGCAGCTCAGGCTTCAGGCCTTGCTCGAGCACCGCCGTGCGTCCGGTATTGGCGAGGCCGGCGGAAAGCTCCTCCCAGTCCTGCTTCATCCTTTTGGCGGCGTCGGGCGTCAGTTTGGCTTCGGTGGTCAGCACGACGGAGGGCCGGGCCCCATTATTGACCCAGGCGCCGGCCTGCTTTTCCTGCCCCAGCGAAAGCCCGATCGAATCGGCGGCGAAGCCGATCCGGCTCGCGCCCATCAGCATGTTGAAGCCGAGCTCCTGCATGTGGAACACATGCTCGGACGGAACCCGAAACCCGGCATAGGGCGCCGGCAATTTGGTCAGGATCGAAAGCTCGAACAGGCCGACCGGAGCAAATTGATAGAAGATCGAGCCGTCTGCCGCCTCCAGCACCGTGACCTTGTCCGGGTTCATCGGAATGAGCTCGGAGGGGTCGCCCTTGCGGTCGCGCAGGATGATCGCATAGGCGTTCGACTTCAGCTGGATCGACCGTTCCAGGAAGCCGGCGAACTGATACCAGTCCTGCACCCGGTTCGGGCGCCGGAACAGGCGCGCAAGCGGATGATCCTTGACCTGCTCGCGCCCCCCCGGCGCCTTGCGGCCATCTGCCAGGGTGCGATCCGGAAGCGGCCTGTAAAGCTTCGGCTCAGCGCGGGCAATATCCTCGGAAATGATGTTGACGCAGGCGAACACCGCCGACGCCCGCATGGCCGTCGACTGATTGACCGCGATGCCGCTGGCGGATTTGACCGAGCCGAGGAATGGGAACCATGCGCCGCCGCCGATCTCGCCGGCGCCGGAACGGCGGACGCGCGGGGCGAAAGAGCCGAACAGGCCGCGCATCAGCTTTCAGCCCCATCCGTCGGAGCCGGATCTTCGGCGCGGCCGAGCGCCAGCGCGCCCGCGAGCGCCAGGACGCCGCCGACGATGAAGCCGGCCGCCGGATGCAACATCCACGCTCCGAAGGCGATGGAGGCCGCGCCGGCAAGGCCGATCAGATCGCGCAAGATGACCGGAACAATCGCCATAGATGTCTTTCGCTTTACCAGACGGTCAGGCCGCGCTCGCCGGTGTAGACCGACGCGTCCGGCAATTCCGGATTGGCGGTCATCAGCGCGGCGGCGTTGAACAAGGCCATCGCGACATCGACCTTGCCGAAGCCGCTTTCCTCGCGGGCGACGCGCACGGCAGTGGGAGTCTGGATCAATTTCAGATTGCCGACGCTCCACGCGAGCAGAGGGCCGCCGTCGTGGGCGAACGATCCGTCGGCGAGCTTTCGCTCAACCGTCTTGAAAGCGCCCATCAGGCCGATGCCCTGCCGTACGCCGTAGAGCAGCTCGTCGTCCTGGGTGATCCCGATCGAAGCCAGCGCGTCGACGATCGTGCCGATCCCCATGGCGTCGACGCCGACCTTCGCCAGCAAGCCGCGATCGCGGATGTCGCGGATGATCCCGACGATCTCTGCGACATCCGGCGTCCAGCCCTCGGCAGTCTTTTCCGCCGGGAGCGCGTCGTCGGTGAGCGCGCGGAGGTCGTCGTCGCCTTCCGAAAGGTCGGTGATGTCGAGATCGAAGCGGAAAACCGTCAGTTCGCCGGCCTGTTTGAACTCCAGATAATCGACGGCGTTGCCCTTGCGGCGGCCGACGCCAATGGTCGAAATCAGCCCCCTGCCCCAGGCGAGCCAGCGTTTCGTTCCGCGTTCGCGACCGATCACGGCGAGGCCGAGCAGATCGTCGAGGCCGCCGCCATCGAGGCCGACCGTCACCAGTTCGCAACGGTCGAGGATCTGCTCGAGCGTCAAGCCTTGCTCGGCGCGGCGGCTCCAGAGTTCGGCGCCGGCCCAGCCATCGGCGCGCAGACCGTTTCCGATCTGGACATTGAGGTGCTTGGCGTAAACGCCGGCGAGCTGGGCTTTGCCGGCGCGCTGCGCTTCGGCCATCTTGCCGGCGATATATTCCGGATCGACCGAGGCGCCCAGGTTCGGATTGGTGATGTACCAATATTTGCGATCGTTGAACGCGTCGTCCTTGAGCAGCTTTTCCGGGAATTCGTAGAGGACCGGGAGCTTTTTGGAATCTTCGATCTTGCCGTCGCGGATGGCGCGGAATTCTTCGAGCTTGTCCTTGAACACGCCTTGCGGCGGGGCGTCGGAATGGGTCGACAGATAGATGACGAAGCCTTCGGGGCGCGACGCCAGTCCGCCTTCGGCTTCGATCAGCATATTGCCGGCATTGGCGCGCTTGCCGAACTGCCACAGCTCGTCGACCAGCAGGCCGATAGTTTTCTTGCCGCTGACGGTTTCGCTGTCCGCCGCGATGACTTTCAGAATGGCGCCAGTGTTGCGATGCTCGATGACGCGGCCGGCGCAGGGCTTGAGGATGCTGCGCAAAACGGGGTGTTCGCGGACCGTGTCGACGGCCGGCGTGTAGCTGTTGTCGGCGATTTCCTTGGTCGGGGCGAGAATGTAGAACTCGCCCGAATCTCGCCAGTTGCGGATGAGCGCCGTGACCATGATGTCGGCGGCGAGCGTGCTCTTGCCGTTCTTCTTGGCGATGAGCAGGAAATAATACTGGATCAGCCGACGGCCCGCCTCGGCGTCGTAGGAGCCGAACACCGCCTTGACGAAATCGAATACCCAGGGCCGGCCGATGTCTCCGAACAGAGGCTTGCCCGCGACGTCGACGACCGGCAGTGAGTTGAAAATGTCGAGAGCGGAGTAGGCCTCGCTTGGGAAGAGCGGGTCGAACGGGATGAGCGAACGGCGTTCGATCAGGCGCTCGCGCCAGTCGGGGATGGCCGTTGTCCAGATCGGTCGCACTTAATTGAACCTCTGGCGCGGCGCGACCGGCGTAGCGAAGGGGCCGCTCGCCGCGATCTCGGCGGCGCGGGACAATTCTTCCTTTTTGCCGAGCGGACGGTCGCGCTGCTCTTCCGGCATGCGCGCCTTGCCGACCGTGCCAAGACCGCGATCAAGCAGGGCTTTGGCCGCCGAGGCAATGGCGCTTTCAGACGCGCCGTCGACGGCGATTTTGCGCAGCACTTCGATGGCGAGATGGGCGTATTTGCGCGCCTCGGTGCGGATCTCGGCGTGGACGGTTGGCGCGGCGGCGGGTTGCGGGGCCATCATGAAGGGAAGCATCGCGGCGTCGCCGCCGATGTCGACGGCGGGCTTGCCGTAGCCGCGATCAAGGATTTCTTTTGCCGCCGAGATTTTGGCGGCCTCGCTCCTGCCGTGGGTCAGCACCTTGACGAGCGCGGTCAGGACGTGGCGGGCATGGCCTTGCGCCAAGCCGTCAATTTCGTCGGGCGGAGCCGTCTCCAGCGCGACGGCGCGGTTTAGGTCGGAGAGAGCTGAAGGTTTGACGTAGCCCTTTGGCTTGCGTCCAGCGCCAGGGCGAGAACCACCGCGGCGAGACTTCTTTTCGGGCTCCATCATGGCGATGTTTGATTTCCGCTATTCAAAGGCCGCCAATCAAACCTCCGCCGCCAGAAAATTTTTTGCGTGCATGCGGTTTGTTGCGGTGTAGCTCCGATCGCCGGAGGGAATTAAACCCCCTCCCCCTTACGACCAAAGCCGTTTGCCGCGCTCAGCAGTCGTCTTTCGCGTGTGGCAGGATCCGCAGAGACACTGTCCGTTCGCTGGATCTGTTCCTGAGCCGCCATCTTTGAGTTCGACGATGTGGTCCGCGAACATGCGGCGCTCGATACGGCCGCAACCTGGGGTCTGGCAAACTCCCTGGGCCCGGTCGATGACCAGCTTTCGCCAGGCCTTATGTTCCGGCGTTCCGTAGAACGGCGCCGCGACTTTCGGAGCGAGCTTTGCCGCGAACACATTGGCCGTGCGCAACATGGGCCGGGCGCGCTTGAGAGCCATATCGCGGGAGCCTCTTGCGAAGAGCTGGACTTCATAGCGGCAGCACTTGGGCGGAAACGATCCGCTTGCCTGTTGCTCCGGGGCGTTAGGCCTTACGTGCAACCGCCCGACGCTCTTCCCGCCGGTCACGCCTTGACCATCATGAGGTCCTCGGCGGAGACGCTGGGCTCGAAATTTTCGTAGCCGGGTCTCACAGATTGAAGAATGAATCTGATTCGCCCACGAGGGTCAAGGCGCGCAATGCGCCACACTTGTTCCTCGAATCCCGGTTTTGAGACCTTCACCATGTCCCCGGGGTTAAACCGGACCTTTGGCGAGTCGCGATGTTGCTGCGTCAAATCAATGATCTCGCCGGCCTTCATGAGGCCGTCCATAATGAACGCCGGAACAACCGAAGGCGCCGAAAGTTTTCCACAGCTTCGCAGCAGATCGACAACGCCGCGCGCATCCACGGCCGCCGCCCAGTCGTCGCTGCCCGCCACCCAGCCGACGAAGACGTAACCGCGAAACAAGGGCCGCTCGATCGGTGTGGCGAGCGTCTTGGCGCGCCCGAAACGTTTGACATCCATCGTCCGCACCTTGGGCGCAAATACCGAAAAGCCCAGCTTTTTCAATTCATCCGTCGCGCTGTCGAAGCCATAGGCCGTGGTATGCGCAACACCCCAGGAGATCTGTTTTTCCGCCGCCATTTCGCCTGCCCCGAATTCCGCCAAGCCCAACGCACACCCAAACGCCAGACCGCCCATCAACCGGGCTGCGCGCCATGCCCGCCATCGCTGGGCGGGTAGAACGTCGGAAAATCCCAGACGTCGCAGAGCCTGCCGTTGACCAACTGCTTCCGCGTCGGGAAGCTGCGCACGCCGCGAAATCGCAGCCAGGCGAACCAGGGCGGGGTATCCCTGATCACGGGCACTGTCTTGCCCGGCGCGAGGGTGGGATGCTTCTTCGCCGCGAGCACGAACGGCTCCCAGCCCTTGCGCGAAACCCATGTCCGCGCCGACATCGGCTTGGTGCGCTTGCGCCGGATCTCCGCGCCATAGGCCGGGATGTGCTCGATCGCCAGAACGCGCTCTTCGGGCGACAGATCACGAAACTTGCGCCGGACCGGCTCCAGCAGCTCGCCATCTGCCCAGGTCCACGCATCGGTGAACCGGTTGAAATCGGAAAGCCATGAACCTTCATCCAGCGCCGGAGCCGATGAAGGCTCGGGGGACTTTAGGGGGATATTGGTTCTAAGGTTACGGTTCTCGTACCGCAACAGTGCGGTACGGTCGGTACCGCACAGCTGTGCGGTACGGTGGCCCGCTTTTTCGCCCTTTTCCACCATACCGCAATCTGCGGTGCGGTGGCTTGTTTCACCCTCTCCCAAGTCCTTGTTTTCATTACAATCCGTTTCGCACGGCGCCGCAATTTGCGGTACGGTCACCGCGCTATCGGGTTGAATTTCCGCATTTTTCTCAACGACGCGCGAAAGGGCTTCATTTTCGCCGGCGGTCGCTCCGCATTCGGCGGGGTCGTAACCATATTTCAGGGCGAACGAGACGCAGAGGGAATCGGCCAGCACCACCACCATGTTGGCCGCCCATTTGCCGCTATCCGACCAGCGCCGGGCGCTGACGAGATAAATCAGGCCGCGCCGCTCGAGGTCGCGAAGGCGGCGCTGGACGCTGTCGATCGACTGCTCGCTTTCTTCGGCCAGCGTGGCTTGCGAAGGCCAACACTGCCCCTGCGACGAGGCCGCGTCCGCCAGCAGCATCAGAACCGTCTTGGCGCTGGGCGAACCCGCCTTCTGCTTTTTCGCCCAGGACATGATCGCGAGGCTCATTGCGCGCCCCCGACGCTCGCCTCATCCCCGCGCCAGCCCAGCTGCCGCGCGTGCTCGCAGGAGATGGAGTCCATCAGAACGACGATCTCCTGACCCCTGCCCGGCAGCGTTGTCGGCGCACGATAAATCAGCCCCTTGCCTTCCAACCGGTCGAGGGCGGAGGCCACTTCGGCCGCTTCGGCCTCGACGTCTTCAGCCAATTTTTCGGGGGCGGGCCAGGCCGAACCACGAAAATCCGCATCCCCTGCGAGCGCGACCAGCACATACTTTTCCAGCATGCCGCCGGCCTTCACGCTCCAGGCCAGTTTTTGTAAAGCCGCGCTCATTTCCCGCCCCCTTCTTTTCCATCCGCCATCAGCCGGATCTCGACAAATTCCGCCGCCACATCGCGGCCGATCAGCCCATTGGCTCGAAGCGTCTGCAGCGCGCGCTCGACGGCCGAGCGCGACAGCTCGGCCCGCTGCGCCAGATCGGCGCGCGAGACGAGGCAGACGCCCTTGTCGTCGGCGCCCAGCGCCAGATTGAGCAGCACGCATTTCTCAACCGCGCCGCCGGCCCTCTGCCGCCGCGCCCAATTGATCGCGGAAACGTTCATCGCCTCGCCTCTCCTGCACAAACGCGTGCGCAATCCGCGCCCCTCGCGCGAGACGCCGCCCCGTGTTTTTGTGTAAATAAATGCGCAAGTTGCGCTTGCGCTGCGCTGCGTGTTGTGTAAATATATACACAATAACGAGAGACGCAGACATGGCCAAGTTCGAAACCAACCGCTCCAAGATCATCGCCCGTCTCACGGCCGACGGCTGGGTTCTGGAGGGCGGCGCCAAGCACGACAAATTCGCCAATGCGGCGAAGCCCGGCGTCAAGATCATGGTCCCGCGCCACAATCCACTGACCCCGGGCGTGGCGCGCTCGATAGCCAAGGCGGCGGGCTGGTAAGGCCGCCGCGCTCTCCCGCTGGGGTGCTGGCGGCGCGGCCCGGAAACGTCTCTCTCGATCATCAGGCAAAGGACAAACGATATGCGTTACATCGGACTTCTCGACCAGAACGAGGCGGCCTTCGGCATCGCCTTCCCCGACTGCCCCGGCTGCGTCGCCATGGGTAAAACCGAAGACGAGGCCTTCGCCAACGCCGTCGCGGCCTTGGCGGAATGGCTGGGCGACCTTGCGCCCGAGCAGCGCCCCACGCCGCGCAGCTTCGCGCAGCTCTTTCTCGATGACGACGTGAAAGAGCAACTCTCCGATGGCGCGATTTTCATCGTCGTTCCGTTCATCCTCGACAAGGGCCGGTCCGCCCGCGTCAATATCTCGATTGACCTCGGCCTCCTGGAGGACATCGACGCCACCGCGAAAATGCTCGGCCTCACCCGCAGCAGCTTTCTCGCGCAGGCGGCAAGGGAAAAAATCGCAAGCAGCGTCTGACAGCGTGCACAAGGCAGACGGAGCGACGACGGGGCGCAGCCAATCAAAAATCTCGACCCTCACGCCGCCGCTCCATCAAATTTCGTGGCCTCATTGCCAAAACCGTCCCAGCCGGGACGCGTCTCGCGCGAGAAAAGTTCGAGCCGCCGCGCGCCCGGCGAAAGCTCCGCCAGCAGCGCGTAAAATTCGTCCGGCTTGCGCGAATGCTCGCGGGCGAGGCCATCGAACGAGACCGCCTCCAGCTCGCAAATCAGCGTCTCGATCAGATTGGGAAAGCGCCGGCCGTCAACAACCGGCGCGCCGGGCAAAGCCGCGACGAAATAGGGCTCGCACAGAGAGCGGTTGCGATAGCCGGTGCCCCAACGCAGCTTGCCGCTGGCCGTGCGCTTGGCCCAGCCGCCGCCGGTGATCGGCGGAAAGCCCCAGGCGCGCATGCAGCGCTCGACCGCGCCGGTCGCCACCAGCGGCCACGTCGCCCAGCAGATCAACGCCCCGCCCGGCGCGATCAGATCGCCCACCGGCAGCGCGGCGATATCGCCCAGCGACATCGTCTGATATTGCGCCTCCGGCGACTTCTCCTGCCCCTTGGCCGAATAGGTTTCCCAGGGCCAGGGCGGGTCGGCCACGACGAGATCGTAAGCGAAAGGCTTTAGGGGCTCGAACGGCCAATCAGCCATTTTTACCCCCTTCAAACGCCGCCAAAATCCAGTCCGGAAGATCCGCGCGCCGCGCTTCCAACTGCGCCATCCCGCTGGCAAGCGCCTCAAGGCGCGGCAATCGTTTCGAGCGCTTTTCAATCTCAGCGGCCGTGAATGAAACATTCCGTTCCCGCCGTGCGATCGCCGTCAGCTGTTGCTCCAGAGAATCGCGTCGCTCAGCGAAGACAAGCGCGGCCTCGTCGCGCAATTCCGCGAGTCTGATCATCGCGGAACGCCCTCCCCGGCCCATTGCATCAGTACGGAATAGGCCCCATGCGGCAGGCCGAGATCGGCGGCGAACACCCAGCCGCGCGCCTCATAATCGGCGCGCTCGGCATGGCGCACATAGCGGAACCAAAGCACGTCGCCGGCGCTCATGCGGCCTCCGTCAATTGGGGTCGCTGATGCTTCATTCCGCCGCCTCGGGTTGCGCCGCCTTCACAAGCGCACGCAACTTCGCCTTGTTGCCAAGATCGAAGCGGAATGCCCCCCCTCCGCTCGAGATGACGACGCCGAGCGCCAAAAGCTTCGGCCTCATTCTGGCGATCAGCACATCGATGAGCTTGTCGCTGCGCTCATCCTCACCCCTGATCGGGTCATGGGTGGCGATTAACAGGCCCGCGCGCGAGAGCTCGGCGCGCTTGAGAAGCGCTTCGATCATCGCTGCTTCCGTCGGCGTGAAATGCTGGCCGCCGATATCGTGCGGAAACGCGCTCGTGACACCTAGCGCGGTCTTCGTGGCCGTGCTTCCCGCCGCGATCTCCCGCTCCGTGATCGTCCTGTCAGCAAGCGACGGGAGATCGATCGGCGCCGCGGGCTTTTCCGTGCGCGCGGCGGCCGGCGCGGGCGCGGAAGGCGGCGGGAGCATCGGCAATGTCGGCCGTGCGAAAACGTCCGGAAGTCGCAAGACCAGCCCTCCGGGCGTGATCGACGCCGACGCTTCCGCGGGCGCGCGGTCCTCATCCGGCCAGACATTGACGATCCCGAGATTGATCCTAAGCGAACCATGGAATTCGGCGGTTTCGTATTTACCGCGGTCCAGATCCGGAATGATGCGCAAAAGATTGGCCGCGGCGCCGCCGATCTGGACGCGAAAACGCGGCCCATTTTCACGCGACCAATCAGCCAACTCATGGCGCAGCCAGATCGTCGCCCGCGCCACGCTGATGCGTGCTCCCGGCTTCGCCATCTTGGTCAGCTTCACGGTCGCGGGCGGACGGATCGTGCCAGGCGCCGGGGTTTTTTCGAGATCGATCCAATCGTCATCGTCGAAATCAGAAATGTCGTTTGCATCCATCGCCGCCTCCTATCGCCAGAACGCGCGCGACATCGCGTCGCGGGTGATTTCGCCGCGGGCGTAGCGCGCCGCCAGCGCCCGCACCTCATCCGGCCCGAGCGGCGCGGGCCTGCGGAACAGACGCGCGCGCGGCGGCAAAGGCGACGGCGACGGCGAGCGCGCCGGCGCGGCCTCCGGCTCGTCTCCGGGCTCGGCCGCCGCGATCTCCTCGGCCGTCGCGGCGCGAACGGTGAAATTCACCGCCATGCCGTGCCCGCGATGCAAATCGCGCTTGAGCTGCAGATCGTCGAAGCGCGAGAGAAATCGGTCCAGCATCGCCATGTAGCGCGGGGAATCATGCAGGACGGGCCGCAGCACGACGCGCGCGCCGGGCGCGACGCCCTCCCAGGCGGCGAGCGCGCGGCAGGCCATCCGCCCGGCGACATGGCGCTTGCCATTGACCAGCACGCTGGACCCATCCGGCCCCAGCGCGATCTCGGTCCAATCTTTCGCCAATAAAATGCTCATGGGGCCTCGCAATCCGCCCGCGCGACGCGAACGGCGAAGAAAAAGCCGTCGCGCCCGGCAAGACGAAGCCGGGCGCGCGGACGCAGGGAACGGGGAACAAACGGGGGGAACGCAGCTACGACCAACAAAAACAGCGGCCCGCGAAGGCCGCTGCTATTCAGATTTCTTCGGCCATGCCGGGAACTTCCGCGCCAGCCAAAGCAGCAGCCGCGCGCACAAGAGACGAGGAAGAACCCACTTTCGCGGCGGCGATCGCGATTTCGTTTTCAAGTTTTCGGGCCTGTCGGTCGCATTCGGCGCGATAGGCCGCATGCAGGGTGAGATAGAGGGAAACGCCGACATCCTTCGGCGGGCGGTAGCGCAGGCCGCGCAAGGTTGAATAGGAGACGCCGATCTTGCGCGCGACGCGGCGCATGGCGTCGCCGAAATCGCAAGCTCCGCGCGCCTCGGCGCGGATCAGCTCGTTCGCCCAGTCCTGAGCCTGCTTGACGGCCGTCGTCATGGCGACGCCCCGTTCACTTTTTTCGCAATTTTGCGAAAACTTTTGGCGCATATCGGATTCCGCCCCGTGCTTGATTGATCAAACACGGGGCGGCGAACAATGCGCTCCGGAAGACGACCAGCCCCGAGCGCGGTCAGGCGCGAAGGGCGAATATTTCGACGACGAGCCAAAGCAGATGAAACAGCGGCGGAGAAAGGCACACGAGCCAGGCGGCGTTGTCGCGCCGCCCGACTCGCCCAATCATCGGTCCCGCAAAGACACCCGACGAAGGATTCCGGAATGCCAGACGAAGACGCCATACCCGTGGTCGTGACCGCGTTGGTGAAGGGGCGGGAGAATGGCGAGATCGCGCTGGAGCTGGGGCTGGTCATGACCGCCGAAGACCTCGCGGCGCGAAAAATCTCCACCATGGCCTGCGGGTCGCTGACGCTGGTGCAGGCGGAGATGCTGGCGCAGGACCTGCTTGAGGCGGTTGCGCGCCAAAGGCCTCATCACCAGCCGAAGGATTGAAGCTTCGCGCCTCCAACGGACCCCAGCCCGGGCGGTAGGACGTCAAAATGAAACGGACGCGGCGCTCGCTCATGCCGCCCCTCCCGCCCTGGAAAAGCCGGGCGGCGCTGTGACCGCCGCCCGACTCGCCCTACCATCGTCGGTGCGAATCAAACCGATGGAAGGAACAGCAATGCAACGCTCAATCGAACCATTCGCCGAGGCGATGTTCCGCAAGTCGCGCATCACCGCGCTGGCGAATGGATTGATCCAATTCGAAGTGGACGTCTTCATGGAAGACGACCTCCTCGGGCGAAAAAAGCCGACCACTCAGCGATGGCTCCTTCTCCCGTCTCAAGCGAAAAGGCTGGCGGAGCAGCTTGCAACCTGCGCGGCCAATGCGATGCAATTGGAGAAGGAAGCGCAGGATCGTCCGATCTGACGTCCGCCTGTTTCGCCCAAAATTCCATCCATTCCCGCAGCCAGGAACGCCCGCCGACGACAAACACAACCGTTTGGCCTTGCGCGCTCATGCGGCCTCTCCGTTGCAACCCAACAAGGCGGCCAGATGCGCGGCCTGCTCCGAAGTCAGAAATATTTCGTAGAGGGTCATGGCGCCGACAGTCACCGCCAGCCGCTTGCAGCCGCCGGTCTGCGGCGTCACCGTGAGGCGGTCATAAACCGCCGTCCATTTTTCGAGTCCATCGATCGCCAGGCCGACTTCATTTTCAGGAGCAACGCTCATGATTCCCATTTCCGCATCAGACATTCTGAAAACCCTCGAAGCCGTGCCGGGCTGGAAAGCGGTGATTGGTCTCCCCAAAAGGCTGGCGGAACTGGAGTCGCGGGTCGCGGCGTTGGAAAAAGGCGCGAAAAAGCCGGCAAACGGAGCAACAGAATGCCCGCAATGCGGCGGAGAACTCGCATTCAAGGGAGAACGTCCAGACCCCACATTCGGACGCATGGGCGTCAAGCTGCGAAGCTTCCATTGCGACAAATGTAAAATCGACGCCGACCGTCAATGGAGCGCCGCCAAGGGCTATACCTGAATAGCCGGCGCGGGATGATGGAAAGGTCCCGCGGCTCATGCCGCCTCTCCATCGCCCTGCGCCGCCGGCCGCTCGATATCTTCCGGCCACGCGGCGCCCCTTTTGGGCTGCGGAGGCAGATTGAAAAAATCGTTGGGTAAAACCTCGCCGGCCGTCGCATCCACGATCGCCTGCAACAATTCGGAGCCGGGCTTGCGCTCGCCATTAAGCAGGCGCGTGACTGTCGAAACAGGCTTTCCCATCCGCCCGGCGAAGTCGGCGGGCGTCAATTTATGGGTCGAAAGATATTCCGTCAGTGTCATGCGCAGGAACTTGCCATATGGCAAAGCCAAAGACAAGTCTAATTTGCCATATGGCTATGGGCGACACTTCCGGCTCGGGTGATAATTGCCAGATGGCAAAGAATCGCACCGAGAGCGCCCGACACGAAAATGCCCCATCGGCGCAATTACGCGCGCTGGGCGTAGCGATCGCGGCCGCTCGGAAAGAACTGTCGATCACCCAGGAACAGCTCGCTGAACTCGCCGACCTTTCGGTTTCGCAAATTTCCCGGTTCGAAAGCGGCCTGCGCCGACCCTATATCGACGAACTCCTGAGAATAGCCCATATCCTGGCGACGCCGATCACCACCCTACTCGGCCTTCGCGAATCGGTCAGCGTGCCGGTCACCGGCCTTGTTGGAGCCGGCGCCCTGGTCGAACAGATCCTTGATTCCGAAAGTTGGGACGCGCCGACCTCGGTTGATATTCCCACCGACGGCGAGCTCGCCGCCCTGCTTGTCCGTGGCGACTCGCAATATCCACGATTTCTCGACGGCGAATACATCCTTTACGACACCAAACCGGTTTCCCCAGCCGCCCTTGTCGATCAATACGCCATCGTCCAGACCCTCGACGGACGGAAGCTGATCAAGATTATCCGCGCCGCCAGCGGCGACAAATGGAACCTCATCTCGCACAACGCGCCGATCGAGACAGTCGGCCTATTGGCGGCATGGCGTTACCTCGGCGCGATTTGTGGGAAATCCACAAAAGCCCCAAATTTTCCGCCGCCGAAAACGCCCCGGTCGCAAAAGAAAGGCCCGCCGGCGCCTCCAATCCAATTCTGATTGTGCATCCGCAACGCCGTCCTTCGACGAAATCGCGGCAAGACGAAATGCGTCCCTCACATGTTTTGATCCAACCAATTGAGCAGCGCCAAATGACACAACTTGCCGATAAGCCGGATTCGGTCCAAATCCAGCCGCCAGCGCCAGAGCGCAAGAAAAGCACCAACGGGAATTCGCCCTATTTCCTCGCGCTCGTCGTTATCGGCGGCGCCTATTGGTGGTATGACAGTCGCCCACATTTCGGAACCGCCGAGGTCACGGCGACCAAGGCGAACATCAAAAAATTGTATGAAGAGAAAGGCTTCACGGTTCAAGATGTCGATCTCGTCATCGAAAGCGACCGAAAACTGAGCGGATTCGTTAAAATCACCAAGCCGCCGCTGATCACTGAGCCGATCATGAAGGATTGTTCCGCGACACTCGGCAATGATGGCAATTATATTTGGCGCTGCCAGTAGCCCTACGCGGATGCACGCGTGCGCGCGATCCAATACGACAATGATAAGGGAGAAGGTAGTGTCTCAGTTTGAAATATTAGGGTCTTGACCAACGCTCGCACCGCCTTCTCTCCCGTGTTATGCTTCGCGCAAAGCAGGAGCATCCCCGGGTGTCAGAATTGCGTTTTGAAGGGCCGTCGCTGAACGGAACCCAAGTTACACTCACTCCGAGTGGGTCAGAGATCACTCCTTGGCGCGTCACTGTAACTAGCAACGGTGATCTGGTTAAGGATATGAGTTTTACGCGCAAATCGGATGCGCAGCGAGCCTATGACGAAGAATCGAGGGCGATACATGCCCACCGGACCTAAAGGCGAAAAGCGTCCAGCCGACGTGATCGGCAATGCCGTCAAAGTCATGCGCATAGCGACGGGGAACGCAGCTGCCGTCTCCCTTGGGAAGCGTGGCGGCAAAGCTCGCGCCGAAGGCATGACGCCGGAGCGCGCGGAGATTGCAAAACACGCAGCCGCAAGGCCATGAAAAACAAGATAAAAATAGGATTTGCATAAAAAACCTTTATTTTGGATATCCGCGTGATATCATAGCCTCCGAATCGTTCGGAGGTCTTGTCAATGTCGGTTTCTGAAGAATTTGTTCGCAGCAAGCTCGCCCCTTACGAGGGGCGTATCAGGGCCGTCATCGACCGCGCATGGCAGCAGTTTTTGGAAATACCCTGCCGGCACAAATTTTTATTTCCCAGGACGCGTGCGAACATCGTCTTCGATCTGATCGCCGGCGAGATATTTGATGAATTTGATGTTGACCCATCGGTCCATATCACGCGGAAGAATGAGACAGTTAAGTTCCTTGTCCGCGACAGGGGCGAAGATGAGGTGTTATGCCGCATCAAAAAAGCAAATGGGTCGGGGCTAGGCTCCAACATCAGAACTCAAGAGGTTATGGATTTCATTTGCCAGGAGCCGGGTATTCCTGGCCTTCTTGGCGATCTTCACAAGATCGAAATCTGCTATTTTGAAGACCCGACCGGCGCCGAGATAGCTTCAGTTCATGTAACCGCGCGTGACAACGACGTGAAGCTCTGGAGCTATGAAATCGAGCGCGAAGAACCCGGCGCCGCCGGAGGTATCGTGCGGTTCCCGACAATGCCGCCAGATGCACCGCCGCCAGAGGTCACGCTGAAACCAGCAAAAAAAGAAGACAAGGGCGATAGCGAGTAAATATTATGCCAGCAAACGGGGCAATGCTTCGGTTGGCACGTCAACGGAGGGGATTGCATCAAAAGGATGCAGCCCCACTTCTTGGCGTTGAGCAGCCGATACTTTCGCGGGTCGAAAACGATCTCGCGGTCGCGACTGACGATCTGATCCAGCGCGCGGAAAACGCATACCACATACCGAAGGATTTTTTTTATCAGACAGATACCGTCTACGGACCGCCAGTAAGCGTTCATCCAATGTGGCGCAAGAAGACGGACGTCTCGGCGCGTGATGTTGATTCCATTGTCGCGGACCTAAACATTAGGGCCATGCACCTGCGGCGGCTCCTTGATGGTGTAGACCTTAAAACAAAGGCAGATATACCGCGTCTTGACGTCGATGAGTTTGAAGATATTGAAAAGATCGCCTTGATGGTCAGGGCGCATTGGCAAATTCCAAGCGGCCCTATCAAGAATTTGACGGTATACGCCGAGCGCGCCGGCATTATTGTTATGCATTCAAATATGTCTGGCACAACTATTAGTGGGGTCACGTTTAGTATTCCCGGATTGCCGCCTATTGTCCTTCTTAATGATGAGCAGCCTGCTGACCGGATGAGATTTACTCTTGCGCACGAGATCGGTCATCTCGTCATGCATAAATTTCCGCGCGCTTCTATGGAAGAAGAAGCGAATGATTTTGCATCTTGTCTGCTGATGCCGGCAAGTGAAATGCGCCAGGCATTTCGGGGGCGTAAAGTTGAGCTATCTCTGCTTGGTGCGTTAAAACCTGAATGGCGTGTATCAATGCAAGCTCTGCTTATGCGCGCAAAGCGCCTAGGCTATCTTACAGACGGACAGAATCAATATTTGTGGAAGCAAATAAGCGCGCGAGGATTGCGGCTTAGAGAGCCGCCACAATTTGACATAGCAAAAGAACTACCGACAGTTCCTCCTAGAATTATTGACGCGTACAAGAGTTCTCTTGGATATACAGATAAGGAACTTGCTGGGCTGCTTGTGGAGTTCCCGGACAGCTTCATATCCATGTACGGTGAAAAGGGGCATCCACCACCGCGCCCCAAACTGACGCTGATTGTCTGAGCAAATATCCTACGGTAAGTATGAAAGTTCATATCATGTTGGGCATGAACAAGCTCGACACCGAGACCCGCGCCCAAATCCTTTCGATGCTCTGCGAGGGCGCTTCGATGCGCTCCGTCTCGCGCCTGACGGATACCAGCATCAACACCGCGGAAACGGTGGTTTTTGAAGAAGCCACACCCCTAATTCACCCAATCCAAGCATTCGCTCAGCCCGGCTAACCCGCCGGGCTTTTTTTTTGCGCTGCGTCCTTCAGAACCAAAGTTATTGCCATATGGCAATTTTTGCTTGCCTGTATCTTTGCCATATGGCAACTTCACTCCATCGGCGCACCCCGCGCCCTTGGAGGCGCCCGTGCTTCAACCTGCTTTTCCCCAGCGTCGCCCCTTTGGCGGCGCGCGCCGCGCCCTCGCCGACGCGCTCGGCCTCGCCGCCATCGTCGGCAGCGTGTTCGCCTTCGCCTGGCTGATCCAGCCCGCCCCGCAAACCTCCAGCTTCGGCCCCGCCCCGGCTTCGTTTTCGGCACCCGCCGGCGATCCCATCGCCGCCCTGATCCACGAGGGCCGCTGATGGATGTTTCAGTCTCCATCCTCGCCGTCTGCGCTTTCCTGGGCGCCGCACTCGTTGGCGTCTTTGTCGCGCGGGAAATCCTGCGCCGCCGTCGCATCCGGCAAAAAATGGCCGAACGCGCCGCCGCAATCGCGCGCGAAAATGAGGGCCGCTGACATGCGGGCGGCCGTCTCATTTCCAGCCGCGCCGGAGGCGTCAGCAGTCGGGCCGGCCCGGCCAGATGTTGCGGAAGAAGGCGCGTCGATCGTCGACGGTCAGGCGGTCAGGGCAGCCGCGTTCACGCGCCGCGACATTCCAGGCGATCGCCCTCGCCCAGTGAAAAAGCGGCTCGCGCGGCAATGCGATGGCGTCATATTCGCGCTGCATCGCATTGACCTCGGCGTCCGTCAGACCCGGCGCCGCCCGCAGCTTTGTCAGCAGCGCGTCGGTCTCGCGGATGATTTCACGCCAGCGCTCGGCGCGCTTGGCGAATTCGAACACGACTTCGGCGGCCGCGACGATCGGGATCGCGATGCCGAGCAGATATTTGCCGATCCCGCTCGCGCCCAGTTCAGTGAACACCGCGCCGCCAGCGACGAGGCCGGCGAGCGCGACACAGCGCGACACAAGGTCCAGATGGCCCGCGCGATCATAGGCGTAGGCGCGTTGCTGGCGCAGCAGATGCTCGAATTCACCACGCGCCGGTTCCATCACTTGCCCGGTTTCGGCGGCGGCGGCGGCGCCGGTTTGAAGCCCCGAATTCCGGTTTTGACCCCCGTGCTCGGAGTCGGAACCGGCCTCGGCGGCGCTGGCCGGAACGGCGGCATTCCGTCGCCCACAATCTTGCTCGCCTTGCGCGGCGCTGGTTGCGGCGCCGGAGGAGCGGGCGGCGGCGCCGGTTTGAACGGCGGCATTCCTTTTTGTCCCGCCGAGAGCGGCGGCGTCGGCCTTTGCCATGTTTCAAATCTTTCCATTCGTGGTCCTCATTTGGTTGCTGGTCCCGGTCTTCAGCCAGCGGCCGGACGGGGATTGCGAGGCCGGGACCGACGGCGAATCAGTCCCGGCCACCCGATCCCGCACCGCACCCCGCGCGCCGCCAATGCCTCCAGCTCGCCTGTCAACCAGTCGCGCGACCTTTCCCTACATTCGCCCATCCGCGAGGGCCGCTGACATGCTCAACCTGTTCGACCAGCTCGCCCAGGTGGCGAAATGTTTCGCGGCCGATTCCATCCCCGGCCCGGTGCTGCAAAAAACCGCCGAGCATCCGATCTGGCCGCACGCGCGCGCCGCCATGACGGACGCCGAGGCAATCCGCCTGCGCCTGACGGCCGACGTCCTGACCGCCCGCGCCGCCTGCGGCTATGTCGATCAGCAGCATCAGCTCGCCTTCGGCTGGACCGCCGCGCAGCTGGACGCCCATTTCATCCCCGTCGTCACCGAACTCGCGCGCCAAAGCCGCCTCGGCCATTTCGCCGACGCGCAGACTCGCGCCCACAACCCTGCGCCCGTCCCCGCCTCAACAGATCGCGCAGGAGATCGCGGATGCGTTGGGACCGGATAGCTCTTTTCGTGGTCGCGCTGGCGCTGAACGCCCTGCTGTTCCGCGCCGCCTACAACCTTCTCGCCTGGCTGCTGTCCTGAGGTCCCAATGCGCAAAATCCTCCGCTTCTTCGACCCCACGCTGATCTGGCTGACCTGCTGCGCCGCCGCCGGCGTCGCGTTGCTCGTCAATCCGCATTTGCTGCTTCGCTGAGGCCGCCGCCATGTCGCTCCGCCTCCGCCGCCTCCAGAGCCTCCAGCACAGCCTGTTTCAGGCCAACATCCTGCTGTCGCAGCGCATCCACCACCTCAATTTCCAGCTCTGCGCGCCGGAATTTTCGAGCGACGCGCTGCGCGAGGCCGCGCAAAGGGCGCGCGAGGCGCAGCAGCACGTCCGAATCTGCCTCGACGCTTTCGCCGACGCGCTGGATGACGCGCCAACCGAGGGAGCGCCCCAATGAGCCAGCCCGAGAACGCCCTTACGCCCGAAGAGGCCGACGAGGCCCTGCGCAAATACGAATGCCGCAAGCTGACGCAGGATGGCTGGATCTGGCCCGTAGGCCGCGCGGCCATGCGCCACGGCCCCACCATCCGCGCCCGCATGGTCGAGGATTTCGCCAAGTCCTTCGGCCTGCGCGATCCGGAGGAAGGCGATTTCTATCTGACAATGACCGGCTGGCCGCAGGGCTCGATCAAAACCCACGGCGTGCGCGCCATTGAAGAGCATTTCTCCAAATGGGGCGGCCTGACGCCGCGCCGCGATTTCGCGCTGATCGATGAGGTCAAGCCCGGCGATTTCCTCGTAACCGACGGCGGTTTCACCTGCCTTGCGGCAGGATCGCTGCGCCGCGTCGAAGCGGATGCGGAAGGCCATTTATTCATTCGCTGCGCCGAAGGCGAACACGGTCTCGAAGGCCAGGTCGATAACGAAGAGCGCTGCCTGATCGGTCTTTTTCCTTTCCGCACGAAGACGTGACTCCCACCACGCCGCGCGGACCGCCCGGCGCTTCCGCCTCCCCGGAAGCGCCGGGCCTTTTCAACCCGAACCGAGCCTACCGATGCAGATCACCGAAACCGTCATCCCCCTCGATTTCATAACCGGCCTGTCGCCGTTCAACGTCCGCCAGCACGACCCTTCCGATGATGTGTCGAGCCTCAAGGCGACGGTGCGCGCGGTCGGCCTCATCAATCCGCTGGTCGTCCATCGCGGCGCCGACAATCGCTTTGTCGTGCTCGCCGGCGGCCGCCGCTGGCGCGCACTCTGCGAGATCGAGGCCGAGACGTCCGGCGCGTTCTGGAACATCCCGGCCAAAATGGTCGACGACGCCAGTGACGCCGAACTGATCGCCCTCTCCACCATGGAGAACACGCAAACGCTGGCGATGCACCCGGTCCGCCAGTTCGAAGCCTTCGCGGCCATCGCCCACGCCCTGCCCTCGCCCGAAGCCGCCGTCGAGGTGATCGCCAAGGAATTCGGCCTGACCCGCCAGCAGGTCCGCCAGCGCCTGGCGCTCGGCGATCTCTCGCCGAAGATCCGCAAGGCGTGGCTGGACGGGAAGATCGATGCGGAGGCCGCGCGCGCCTATGCGGTGAGCGCCGATATCGCGGCGCAGGAGGCCTTTTTCGAAGACTCCGCCAATCAATATCGGTTCGCCGACGCCTGGAGCATCAAAAAGGCGCTGCTCGCCGATTGGCGCAATGGCGCGAGACCCGAAGTCCTCTTCGTCACCGAGGCCGCCTATCGCGCCGCCGGCGGCGAGGTTCGCGAAAGCCTGTTCGAGGAGGAGCGCCTGTTCAATGGCGCGCTGATCGACAAGCTCGCCAATGAAAAGCTCGTCGCCGAGGGCGAGCGCCTTTGCACGGCGGAGGGCTGGGGCTTTTACACCACGCCGGCCGACGACATCGACGGCAATGATCAGCTCGGCGGTTTCGAGCCGGATTTTCTCCCCGAGGAAAAGCCGCGCTACGACGCGCTCGATACGCGGATTAAACGCGCATCCGGTCGCGACCTCGCCGCCGACGCGCCCGGCCATGAGTGTTGGGACGCCGATTTCGCAGAACTCGACGCCATAGAGGCCAAAGCCACCATGCGCGCCCTGACCGCCGCCCAACGCTCCGGCCTCGGCGTGGACGTCGATTTCAACCATCAGGGCCGCCTCGTCATCCTCCGCGCGATCCAGCGCGCCAGCGCCGAATCCGACGAAGGCGAAGGTGATTTCAGCGACGACGACTCCGACGACAGCCCCGCCCCGCGCGAAAAAACCCCACGTGCGGAACAGCCGTCGCCCCTCCCGCCCGCCGAGCCGATCGGCAAGGCCCTGCGCACCGTGCTCGACGAAACGCTGAACGCGGCGCTGCAGGACGTCACCGGGCGCAGCGTCAATCTGGCGCTGATCTACGCCGTCGCCACGCTCGGCTGCCAATGCGGCGGCAGCATCCTAGATTTGCGCCTCCACGCCCGCCGTGGCTGGACGCCGCGCCATGAACTGCTCAAGGCGCTGGCGCAGCTGCGCTTTGAAAAGGCGCTCCCGCTCGCCGCCGCGGCGCCGCTGAACGATCTCACCACCGCCTTTTGCGAACTGGTCGGCGCCGCCATCGATACGGCCCGCTTCGACAAGATCGGCGCCGGCCTCGACCTGGTGCGCATCGCCGCGCCGCGCGGCGCAATCGAGTCCGCGCTGAAACAAAATTTCGACCCCGCGCTCTATTTCCACGCCGCGACCAAATCCACCGCGATCGACGCCATCCGCGAGACGGAAGGCGAGGCCTCCGCCGCCGACGCGCAAAAGCTCGGCAAGAAAGACCTGACCGAGCGCGCCGCCCTGACGGCCAAAGGCCACGACTGGCTGCCGCAGGTTTTGCGCGAGGCCGTCGCAGCGAGCGCCGCGCCCGCGCCGGACCATATTGGCGACGCCAACAAAATGGTCGCGCCCGACACCCGCACCACGATTCAGGCGATGCAGGACGCGCTAGCGGCCAATGACGTCGGCGCGCTTATCACGATCACGAAAGGGCAATCCGCCGGCAAATCGGATGCCCTCCTTGCCATAAAAATCCACGCCACCGAAGAGGCCGAACCCGCGCCGGCGCTCTGCCTCGCCGATTCCGTCAAAACGTTCATCGCGGCGCAATGCGATCAGGACAAGGAAACGCGAGTGAAATCCTCCATTCTTCTCAAGGCCTACAACGCCTGGGCCGCCGCGCTGAACTATCCCGAGACAGACGCCATTTTCATGAGCGCCACCCTTGAAGGCCTTGGCTACACGAAGCAGCGGTTCAGCAACGGCGTTCATTATCTGGGTTTCGACTTGCGCTCGCCAGCTAACGCGGAGGCCGCGCAATGACAGCCGCCTCACCCGCCACAATCCTTGTTGTCTATTGGGAATGGACCGAAGGGCCTCACAAAGGAGCTCGCTTTTGGGGCGCCCATAGCATGACCAACGATGGCCGCATTCGCGACTGGCCGACCCTCGGCCTCACGCCACTTGGGGCGGCAAAAGTGGAAGTTTCCCAGGGCGAAGGCCTCGACCTTCTCGACATCGCCTTGAAGGCAAGCGGATCGGAGGCCACGCAATGACCTCTTTCATTGTCCACACCTCCGAAACCGCCGAAGAGCGCGAAGCCCGGCGCGCCCCGAAAGCCGTCGCCGGCGTCGATGGCGGCCATCTCAAGGCCTTTATCGAGCGCATCGAGCGGCTCGAAGAGGAAAAGGGTCAGATCGGCGACGACATCAAGGCGGTCTACGCCGAGGCCAAGGGCAACGGCTACGACCCCAAGATCATGCGCAGGATCGTCCGCCTGCGCAAAATGGACGAAACCAAGCGCCGCGAAGAGGAAGAAATCCTCGATCTCTACCTCGCCGCCCTCGGGGAGGCCTGACCCATGCCGACCAAAATCTCATGGGCCACCGAAAGCTGGAACCCCTTCGTCGGCTGCTCGCTGGTCTCGCCGGCATGCACCCATTGCTACGCCATGCACCAGGCGGCCCGGATGCTGCGCATGAACGCGGGCAAGCCCAGCCCCTATGACGGCGTCGTCACGGCGGCCAAAAACGGCCCGGTCTGGACCGGCGTGCTCAACCAGGCGACTGCGAACACCCGCTTCCAGCCGCTGAAATGGGAGCGTCCGCGCACCGTCTTCGTCGGCTCGATGACGGATTTCTTCCACCCCGCCGCCGGCGACGCCTGGCGCATCGAGGCGCTCGCGATCATGGCGCTGACGCCGCGCCACACTTACCTCATCCTGACCAAGCGCAGCGCCGACATGCGCCGCCTGATGGCCGACCCGGCGACGCAAAAGGCGGTCTGGACCAGGGCGAGCGAAATCTCAATCCAGCGCAACATCAAACCCGCCCGGCTCGAAAGCGTCTCGCCCGGCCGCTGGCCCCTGCCCAATGTCGCCCTCGGCGTCAGCGCCGAGGATCAGACGCGGGCGGAGGAGCGGATTCCATACTTGCTGGATACGCCGGCGGCGCAAAGGTTTGTGAGCTGCGAGCCGCTGTTGGGGCCGATTGATCTTGAAACCGCGTGGCATGGCGAAAACGCGCTGGACTCGGAATGTTGGGGCGAATGCCATTGGTGCAAAAAGGGCTATCCCCCGCTGCACAATTGCCAGCACGGACGCGGCGATTGGGAGAAAGGCCGTTCCGGCCTCGATTTCGTCATCGCTGGCGGCGGCAACGATCTCGACGGCCGCTTGACCCATCCCGATTGGCTCCGGTCCCTGCGCGACCAATGTGCCGCGGCCAACGTCAAATTCCACTTCAAGCAATGGGGCGCCTGGGCGCCGCATCCGGAACTGCCGGAAGCGGAGCGCGCCGCCTTTTGGGACATGGAAACGCGTGTCTGCTTCCCGGACGATCCTAATTCCCGCGTCCGCCTGCTGGACTGCGCCGGCACAATTTACCGCGCCGACCAAACCGCCCAGGCCGCCGCCGCCGGCGCGATCATGATGCTGCGCATCGGAACCGCCCGCAGCGGGCGAACCTTCGACGGCCGCGAATATCTCGACATTCTGGGAGAAACTCCATGACCGAAGGCTATGTCCCCACCTGCTTCGCCGACGAAGTGACGCCACCGCCGCGCCCTGGTCCGGACGATTGGACCGTCGCCAAAGACGGGCGGTTTTTCTTCGACAAGAGCGGCGACTTTTTCGACGCCGACGACGAAATGGACAATGACGAACTGGCCAACGGTGACGCCATTCCCTTCATGCGGCTGGAAACCTTTCCCAATGCGACCCTGACCGTCGACGACGACGGCAGCTGGACCGTCGATCCTCCCGCCCCGGACGGCGCGCAGCAGGTCGTGATTGAATATGAGCCGGAGACGCTGGACGTGAGCGTCAAAGACCTCGTGGCGAACTGCGCCCTCGATGCGGGCGAATATGACCTGCGTTTTTTCACCTGGCACAACGAAGTCTGGACCTTCGACGCGGCGGCCGGCAAGTTTTCGCGAGGAGCCGCCTGATGTCGCACGATGACAACCGCGCGCCGGCCGCCAACATCGTCATCGTCCACTTCGCCCAGGGCGAGACTTCGCCGGGCTACCACGCCATCGGCGACGGCGTCCGCCTCTTCGTTGTCGACGACAATTGCCCGAACGACCGCGTGTTCGAATACACCCGCCGCGACCCGGCCAGCGTCTTCGCCGAACTGATCCCGGACGGCTCGGAAATCGGCTCGCCGCAAGACGCCCGCCACGAAGCCTGCGCCAACCGCATCAACGCCGCCCTTGACGGCCGCAAGCCCTTTTCAATTGTCGAACCGGAGGATTGATCCACCATGCGCCAGAATATCCGTATCAATTCGAGCGACTGGGGAACGCCCGGCGAAATCGTCGTCACCGAGTGCGGCGAAGTCGCCTGGGCCGGCCCGATCGCCGAGATCTCCGACGCCGGCGATTTCGACGCCATCTTCTGCCACACCAGCGACGAACCCCGCCTACGCGCCCTGTTCGCGCAAGCCCGTGTGAGGGTCGCCGCGTGAGCCACGCCCCCGCCACGTTCCACGCCACCGCCAGCGACGAACGCTACGCGATTCTCTATTCTGACGGCTCGATTGGCATCGGGACCCCGGGCGAAAGTCTCGAACACGCCATTAAGACAGCCGCGGACGACAACAAAGGCGAAAGACGCCCGGAGAACCTCGCTAATGTCGCCCGCGTCCGGATCGAAATATTGGAGATCATCACCACGCCCGGCGCTAAGCCCCACTCGGCCGAATGTCCCTGCTGCAAAAGGCCGCTGCCATGACCCGACCCATGTGCGACGACGAGCTCAAGGCGCACGTCCTCAACTCCCTGGCCAATGCGAGGGAAAACGGTTTCAATATTGACAGCTGGACGCCCGAGGCGCTGACGGCCGATTTGATGGATATCGACGGCGACATTTCGAACATGGTCGCCGCCAGCGACGACAATGGGGACGCCCTGGCTGGAAAAATCGCCGCGATCATCCGGGAGACGCGCGCATGAAAATCGCCTCCCTTGTCCTCGCCCTCACGGCCTCGGCCGCCCCGGTCGAGCCGCTCCCGACCAACCCGGCCGTCACCCAGGCGACAATCGGCGAAACCATCTGCCGCACCGGCTGGACACGGACGATCCGGCCGCCCCACGGCCCCATGCGTCGGTTAAAGCGCCGCATGCTCGCGGAGATCGGCGAGCCCGCCAGCCATGCACGCCGATACGAGCTCGATCACGCCATCCCGCTGACCCTTTGGCGGCGCTCTGACCGACGCGCGCAATCTCACGCTCGAGCCCGTCGCCGAGGCGCGACAGAAAAACGCCGTCGAATCCTGCCTCTCATCCGCCGTTTGCCAGGGCCGCACGACGCTGGACGATGCCCAGCACGCGATCTGGACCGACTGGCGCGCCGCCGCGGCGCTTTGCTCGGGAGGAGTCCGATGAGCCGCGTGAACGCCCGCATCGTAGAAATTGAGATCAAGGAGGAGGCGGAATGAGCCGCCGCGCCGCGAAATTCTCCCAGACCGACGTCACCCGCGCAATCCGCGCCGCTGTCAAGGCCGGGCTGAACGTCACCGGCTACCGAATTGACGACGAAGGACGGATCGAGGTTTCCTGTGGCGAGCCGTCTCCGGCGCCCGAGCCTTCGCCCGGCGACTGGCGCGGCAGGCTACGGGAGAAACGGGGATGGGATCAGTGAAGCTCCCCTATTACATCGTCAAGAAGGGCTTCGGCTATTTCCAGCCCTCCGCCACGATGCGCCGGGAAGGCGCCAAAAGCGTCCCATGCGGCAAAGATGGGCCAGAGGCATGGAAGCGCGCCGCCGCCGCCTTCAAGGCATGGAGCGATCGCGCCCCCGATGTTCCGACGAGGCCTGCGGCGCGCCCCGGCACGCTTCGCTACGCGTTCGAGCGCTACCGGGCGACGGACGAATGGTCAAAAGCCAAGAGCGCTCGCACCCGAGAGGAATGGGAGCGCTGCTGGAATTTGATCGGTCCCGCCTTCGGCGACTGCCAACTGAACAGCGTGACGCTGGAGAATATCAGCGAGTTCAGGACCGAGATCGAAAACAGGATTTCGCTTCGGGAGGCGCATCGGGCGATCAAGATCTGGCGCGCGCTCTGGAAAGTCGCCGTCGCCTTCAAGATGGTTTCGCTCGATTCGGACCCGTCCAAGGCCGTCACGAACACGGAGCCGGCCCTTCGCAAGGCGATCTGGTCCGATGATGAGGTGCGCCTGATCGTGCGGGGCGCATGGAAGACGGGCTATTACGGACTGGCCGCGCTCGCCGCCGTCATGTGGGACACATCCTATTCGCCGGTTGACGCCCGACTGCTGACGCCCTCACAGCGCCGGGGAGACGCCTTCGTGGTTTCGCGCGCCAAGACAGGCCGCGAAGCCATCGGGACGCTCACGCGCCGCTCCTCGCGCGTCCTGCGCGGCTATCTGGCAAAGCTTGGGGTCGAACTGGCGCCGAATGCGCCGATCTTCCGCAACCGCTCCGGGGTGCCCTATTCCAAGGACACGCTTGGCGACGATTTCCGCGACGTGCGAGCGCTCGTGTTCGGGCCGGGCGAAAAGCGGACCCTGGCCGACATGCGTAGATCAGGAACGGTAGAAGCGATTCGCGGTGGCGCCGAGGCTGAGGCCATCGGGAACAAGCTCGGCAACAGCTTCGGATCTAGCGCCTTCCTTCAAAAAACCTATGCGCCGACCGACATGGCGACGGTGCTTCAGGTCGATGAGGCGAGGCGAAAGGGGCGGAAGAAGTGAAGGATGGAGGTATGGGAGAAAAACCAAAATATTACGTGGTCAGGAAAGGGCATGCCTATTGGCAGCCGACCAAAAAAATGCGCGACGCGGGAGCAAAATCAGTGCCTCTCGGCCGAGATAGCCCGAGCGCACGGGAAAAAGCAGAGGAACTAAACTTTCGCCAGGAAAACGGAAGCGACGAAAATGTTGTCGAGTTTCCTGCGCAACGCTCGTCCGGCTACGTTTATTTCCTAAGGATGGGGCCATCTGTAAAAATCGGGTTCTCAAAAAAACCGTGGGCGCGAATCGCCGATCTTAGAACCGGATTTTCCAAGGATTTTGATTCGATTGTTTGCGTGAAGGGCACCATGGCCGACGAAAGAGCCATTCATCGACGCTTTCAGGCCCACCGCGTTACCGGAGAATGGTTCAGCGCCGTCCCGACACTCATCCACATGATGTATGCGGCAATCCGGTCCGGAGCGCTACAAACCGTGGACAGAGTTGGAACTGACTTAAAATCGTGA